TATGTATCACAAGTGTATTGCGCAGTAAAGGACAAAAAGTCCTGTTTGTAGGTATTGACACCGGACATATTGTCTGTCAAACAACATACATTATCAATCGGGGGTGGTAGTGTTTGACGTAGCTGGCTTTTTGGACAGTAACTTCGGCAACGCTGATGGCGTGTTGGGTCTGACGGCCAAACATTGCGACAGAGTGCCGCAGCGTGACACTGCGCGTAAGTGGTTCGAGCGGGGCTCTGTGTCCTCCGATTGGTTCCCCGAACTTATCTACGCTTTGGAGATGGAACACGGCACGCCAGTTTCGCTGGCGGATTATATGAAGGAGGCCACAGACGATGTGTTTGCTTGAACGCGAAGCGATGTTCTTTTGGAAGGCGTCGCAGAAGGTGCGCGCGGCGCATGTCGCGAAGCTGCCGGTGGTGGAAGATGATCTGGACGACTTGGATGTGCTGGCGACCAACACCGCGTCGGCGGTCCTGCGGGCGCAGGCTCGGCGCACCATCACCGCCGTGGACCCGATGGCGGTCATGGCGCTGTGATCGAGATTGTCGTTCTTGGCCGACCCGTGGCGAAGGGCCGCCCGCGTTTCTCGAAGGACGGCCACACCTACACGCCGGAGAAGACCCGCAACTTTGAAGCGGTCCTGAAATACGCAGCGGAGCAAGTCATGGGCGAACGCCCGCCGCTGGAAGGGCCGCTGGCCCTGGATATGCAGGTAGTGGTGCCGATCTCCACATCGTGGACGAAGAAGCGCCAGGACGCGGCGCGTGGGTTGCGGGAGTGGCCCACGCGCAAGCCCGATTTCGATAACTACCAGAAGATCGTGGACGCGCTGAATTTGGTGGTCTGGATCGACGACGGCCAGATCGTGCGCTCGACGTTCGAGAAACGCTACGGCGACAAACCCGGCACTTGGATCAAAGTGTCGCAACTGAACGAACCAACAGGAGGTATCTTTGAGTAAGTTTCTCGACCAATACATCGCCGAGGAGTTGGCAGACGAGCCGATCCTCGATCTGGTTTACGCCTCGCCGCCCGAGGAAACGCCGGACATCAAAACGCAGATCGCCGACGAGGCCAAACGCATCGTCGGCGGGGCGCGGCGCGCGAACTACGGCACCCCGGAGAACAACTTCGAGCGCATCGCGCGGTTCTGGGAAGCGTATTTCAAGAACACCGGGCGCGATATCTCCGTGACCGCTGGCGACGTGTCGCCGCTGATGCGGCTGATGAAGGAAGCGCGTCTGTGCGAGACGCCGAACCACCTCGACAGCCATGTTGATCTGGTCGGCTACACCCTGACCGGCGCGGAGGTCAACGGCGTGAAGTTCCCGCTTGACAGTATGTCTCAAGTGTAGGTTATTGCGGCCTACACGTTCCGACTGACACGATTTCCCTGATGAACCGGATGCTAGGAACACGATGCTACTGACCCCCTTCCCAACACAGATCAGCGGCGCGGTGTTCCTTGCGAACAACCGCAACGCCCTGCTCGCAGACGCGCCGCGTGTCGGGAAAACTGGCACCGCCATCATGGCCTGCGACTACAACCTTGACGGCACAATCCTGATCATCACCACGGCGTCGGGCCGTGCAGTATGGCAACGCGCTTTCGGCCAGTGGTCGGGCTTTGGGCGCGGCGTGCAGGTCTTGACAGACGCCCGCCCGATCACCGCGCCCGTCGTTATCGTGGGCTGGCCAGCAATGGCCAACGCAGCGCTGCGGGTAGAACTGCTGAAGCGCCGCTGGAGCCGCCTCATTCTGGACGAGGGCCACAACGCCAAGAACTTCGACGCCAAGCGCACGCAGGCCGTCTACGGCGTGCCGATGGAAGACGGCGCGGTCTTGGCGGACACGCAGAGCCTCGTCGCCAAAGCAGACGGAACATGGGTGCTGACCGGCACGCCGATCCCGAACGCCCCGAACGATCTGTATCCGATGATGCGGGCGCTCTGCCCGGAGCGGCTGCTGGCGACGGAAACCGCGCCCGACGTGACGAAATACCAGACGTTCTTGCACCGCTATTGCGTCGTCAAGATGAAGAAGATTTCCAACTTCAACCGCATCCCGGTCGTGATCGGCGGGCGCAATCTCGAAGAACTGCGCGACCGTGTGGGCGACTTCATGCTGCTGCGCACGCAGCAAGACGTGGGCATCCGGGAGCCGATCTATGAGACGTTCCCGCTCGTCGTCAGCCCCGCCATGCTGCGGTCCGCCGAGGGCGATCTGGACCGCACGTCGATCCTGGGCGCGGCCGTGGCGGGCGACACGCGCAAGCTGGACATGCACCTTGGCCCGCTGCGCCGCATGACTGGAACCGTCGTCGCAAAGGCCGTCGTGGAGGCCATGCGCGAGGAGTTTGAGAACGGGCTCGACAAGATCGTGCTGGCCTACTGGCACCGCGAAGTCGGCGACATTCTGCGCGAGGGTCTGCACAAATTCGGCGTGCTGCAAATCGACGGTTCGACACCGGGGGCCGCGCGCGGGGAGATCGAACAAGAGTTTCTGAACAACCCTGCGGCGCGCGTCATGCTGGGCCAAATCCAAGCCGCAGGCGAGGCCGTGGACTTTTCCAGCGCTGCCGAACTGCTTTTCGTGGAGACGAGCCTGGTGCCCAAGGACATGGCTCAGATGTCGAAACGTATCACCAATCACACGCAAAAACGCCAACCGCGCGTTCGTGTGGCCGTCCTTCAGGGCTCGATCCAAGAAGCCCTCGAAGAAGTTCTACTGCGGAAATGGACCGCTATCAGAGGAGTTTTATCGAAATGACAATCGGGCAATACTACGCCCAAGTGGTGAAGATCGAATTGGAGAAAAACGCTTCGGTGCGTCTTTCCGAGATCGCATCGCGGTATGGCATCACCGCACCGAAAGAAGCCATCGAAGATATGCTGCGCAACGACTGGAAAGCCTTGTCGGTTTTTGCGCACGCGCTCCACGGACAACAAGAGAAGGATACGACAAATGACACTACGAATTGAAGTAACGGTGCCGGAAGACGCGATCCGGGGCAAAGACGCCGCCTCGTATCTGGCCGACGCAATGGCCGCTATCGGCTTCTCGCGCGGCGTGTCGCTGGCCCTGCCGACGCTGATCGACGCGGAGCACAGCCGCATGATGCGCGACGCGGAGCCGGTGAACACCAAGCAAAGCGCGGAGGAGTTTGCGGCGGTTAAAGCAGAGGCCGTTGCTGCGACCCGCGCTATGCAGGCCGAACCTGTCCGCGAACGCGGCAAGCCCGCACCGGGCCGTGCGCGCCGCACCAAGGAAGAAATCGCCGAGGACGAAGCCGCTGATAGGGCCGACGCCACGGAAGCGACCGAAGAACCGTCCAACATCTCGACCGGCGAAGAACGCGTTGACCCCGCAGATGTCGCGGCGCAGGACGCGGTTGACGAGGCCAAAGAGGTCGAAGAACACCGTAAGGCGTTGACCGTTGACGATCTGAAGTCCGTGATGGGCGGCTACGTCAAGAAGTTCGGCATGGAAGCGACCCAAGAAGACGGGCCGAAGATCTTCACCGAAGCGCTCGGCGCGCCGCCTGCCGGTCAACCCGCTTGGAAAGTGTCCCTGCTGGACGGCGACCAAGAGCGTCTGGCCAAGGCGATTGACGTGTGGACGAAGGCGGTCAACCTGAACCCGCTGAAGCGCACGCTGGTAGGTGCGTGATGAAAAGCAACATCATCGACGTGGACGTTGAAGTCACCGCCCGCACGGCGAAGGCGGTGCTAGTCCACACTGGCAACAAAGAGGAGGCTGTGTGGCTGCCGTTGTCGCAGGTCGAGATTTCGCCGAGCGGCATCGGCGGCATCGAAACTGTAACCCTGCCGGAGTGGCTGGCATTGGACAAGGGGCTGATCTGATGCAACACGCCAATCGCGCACACGCTCAATGGTCGGCCAGTTCCACGGCGGCGAATTGGGCGTGTGCGGGGCGGCTGGCGCTGATCGAGGCGACCACCGACCCCGACGCACCAGAACGCACGTCAGAGGCCGCTGATTGGGGTACAGCGTGTCACCAGATCAGCGAGCGGTGCCTGCGCTCCGGCCAAGACGCTGCTGACTTCATCGGCACGACCGAGAAGGGGAAGAAGTATTCCTTCGAGGTTGACGACGAAATGGCCGACACGGCGCAGCGCTACATCGACTACGTGCGCGGCGTTTTCGGACCGGAGGACTGGGTTCCGGGCGAGAAGTGCGACGAGTGCCGGGGCTCTGGGGTGGAGAAGGACTGTCCGACAGACAGCACGCCTTGCGGGTATTGCGGGGGGACTGGCGACCAGTTTGGCCACTTGAACTCAATGCATATCGAACAGCGCTTCAGCCTCGCTTCGCTGAACCCGCCGTTCGAGGCAGGAGGCACGGCTGACGCGGTGATCTACAACCCCGCTGCCAAGATGCTGGAAGTTGTCGATCTGAAGGGCGGTCGCGGCGTTGTGGTCGAAGCAAAGGGCAACCCGCAACTGCGGACCTACGCTTTGGGCGCCATGCTGGCCAACCCGGGGCTGGCCGTGGAAACCGTCAAGGTGACTATCGTTCAACCGCGCGCTGGCCACCCTGACGGGCGCATCCGGTCGGAGACGTTCCACGTCATTGATCTGCTGGAGTGGACCAGCGATCTGCTATTGGCGATGGACCGGGCGAAACGCGCGGCAGACCGCAAAGCCGATCTGCCCGATGCGGCTTGGGCGGCGTCCTTCCTTGTGGCGGGCGATCACTGCAAGTTCTGCCCTTGCGCCGGGTTCTGCCCCGCGCTGGAGCAAAAGGCGCTCGATACGGCGGGGCTGCATTTCGACGACTTGGACCAGCCCGTGATCTCGCCGTCAAACGCCCCGGCTTTGCAGTCGCCGGAGCGTCTTGCGCAACTTCTGGACGCCGCTGATATGATCGGCGACTGGATGAACGCGGTGCGCGCCTACGCCCATGAACAGGCCGAAGCCGGGGCCACAATCCCGAACTACATCTTGGTCGAAAAGGAAGGCCGAGAGAAGTGGGTCGAAGGCGTCGAAGCGGATTTGAAAACGTCGCTTTTGTCTGTTTTGACGGAAGACAAATTCATCAATCCCGGCAAGCTGCGGACACCCAAACAGGTCCGTGACGCACTGAAAAAGGCCAAGGCCGATGCGGCGCTTATCACCGCAGTATCAGCCCTGTCCAGCACACCAAAGACCGGAACCAACTTGGTCCGATCCTCCAAGACGACCCGTTCGGCGGCAACGCCGAGCGTCAACAAGCACTTCGACATTCTCGATTAACACGGAGGCCACAATGGCACGAGGCGAAGATATCAAGACCCCGCTGGCGATCATCAGCTACGCGAAAGACCTGTTCAAGAAGCGGGCGCAGGAAGACGGGCAGGCCGAGAAATACGGCTGCACGCTGCTGATCCCGAAGACGACCGACATCTCGGCGCTGGAAGCCGCAGCCTTGGCCGTCGCCAAGGAAGAATGGGGCGAGAAGGCGCTCCAGTGGATCAAAGACGGATTGATCAAGTCGCCGTTCTTGGACGGTGACGGCCCGCAGGGCATCAACAAGAAGTCGGGCGAGCGCCACTCCGGCCACGCTGGCCACCGCTTCATTCGCTGCTCGTCGGGTGGCGATTACAAGCCCAAGGTCTTCGACCGCAAGCGCAACCCGATCATGGACGTTGAAGGCTGCCCGAGCGGGTCGCAGGGCTACGGCGTGATCAACCCCTACACTTGGGAAAACGCCAAGAACGGTAAGGGCATCTCGTTCGGCATCAGCATGGTCCAGGTGGCAAAAGTGGCGACCGGGGCGGAAGTTCTCGGCGGTGGCGGCGGGCCGGACCCGGACAAGTTCTTCGAAGCGATCCCCGACGAGGGCGACGCGCCGGATGCGACCAAGGGCGGCGCCGGTGCGGGCGGTTTGTTTGGTTGAACGTCTGATTTGACATCATGCGGCGGCCTACAATGGCCGCTGCTCCACCCGCATAAGAGGAGGTCCGCATGGCGGGCAAAGGCCACAACAGCGGCGATACGGACGCCACCGGCGCTTATAGCGTCACCGCCGACGAACTGCGCCAGTTCATCGAGCGCGCCGAGCAACTTGCGTCCGAAAAGAAGGACGTGGCGGAACAGGAGAAGGAACTGTTCGCCGAAGCCAAGGGCCGGGGTTACGACACCAAGGTCATGCGCAAGATCATCGCTCTGCGCAAGCGCAAGCCGGACGAGATCGCCGAAGAAAACGCGATCCTGTCGATGTATGGCGAAGCGCTCGGCATGGACATCTTCGGATGAGCGGCATGTTCAAACAGATCGAGGGCGACAGCGCGATCATCGTGGAGGGCGGCGTCTACAAACATGCTGATCTCTACACGCGCGGCGACTACCTGTTCGCCAAGACGGGCGGCGGCTTCGTCCGCCTCTACGCCGACGGCAGCACGTCGAAGCCCAAGTGCCGGATCGACACGCTGGCCACCCCTATCCCGTTGTTTCGCGACAACTTCGGGCGGCTTTGCGACGGCAGCGTAAAATCGTCGGTGCCGATTGAACCCGAAAAGGCCGTGCTGCTTTTGGGCGCACCGCAATGACGGAGGACTGGCGCGGCGAACACTTCATCCGCTCGCCGAAGAAAGAAAAGCCCGCCGAGGTCAAACCCCGGCGGCGCTCCAACCTCGGCGATCTGGCCAAACGCAAGGTCCGCGACCCCGACGAGGCCGACCGCAAGACCCGTGCCGAACAGCGTGCGGCGAAGAAACTCAAACCCGGAGGTAAAAGTGGCAAACCTTGAAGACGCGATACGCACGGCCTTTGCGTCTGGCCGCTTGAAGGGCCTGACCTGCTGGCCGTGTTCTGCCGGGTATCAGGCCAATACGAAGAACGCGGCGGGCGGCTGGGCGTGTCACGTCGCAGACAACCCTGTCACGGCGCTGCGGCTGGCGTTGGGGCTGGAAACTGCCGCGCCTGCGGCCGCTGAGCGGAGCATTTTCGATTGACCGCGCGCAGAGATGACGTTCGTGCCGCAGCTATGACGATGCTTTACGACGGCGGCGTCAGTCTTGCCGGTGTTGCCGTAGCCTTTGGCGTATCTAGGCAAAGCGTATTTAAAATGCTTGCTAGGCGCGGCGTCCCTTTGCGCCAGCCAGACCCGAAGGAGCGCCTTGTGTGGCGTGGCGTCGTCTACACGCTTCGGGAAAACGGCTACTTCGCGCGCACGACGGGCGACAGATCGTATCTGCACCGCGATGTTTGGGAGGCGTGCAACGGCGCGATACCTGCCGGACACGATGTGCACCACATAGACGAAAACAAGAAAAACAACGACCCGAGCAATCTGGACCTGCACACGCGATCTGCGCACGGAAGCCGTCATGGTTTCGGCGGCAACCAGCACACGGGGTCTTTAGGCAGGAGGCCGGTGCGTTGGTAGCCCTTTACAATGAAATAGACCCCAAAGCCGCAGCGTGGCTACGCGAGTTGATACGCCAAGGTCACATCGCACCAGGAGACGTAGATGAGCGCTCAATCGAAGACCTCGAACCCGAATACGTCGGCAGATACGAGCAGTTTCACGCTTTCGCCGGCGTTGGCGTCTGGAGCTATGCCTTGCGACGCGCTGGGTGGCCGGACGATAGGCGAGTTTGGACAATGTCCTGCCCGTGCCAACCTTTCAGCGCGGCAGGCAAAGGCGGCGGGTTTGCTGATGAGCGGCACCTTTGGCCCGCCGCGCACCACCTTATTAGAGAGTGCGCGCCTGGCGTCGTGTTTGGTGAACAGGTTGCGAGCAAAGACGGACTTGGCTGGCTCGACCTTGTACAAGCTGACTTGGAAGGATCGGGCTACGCCAGCGGGGCGGTTGATCTCTGCGCTGCGGGCGTCGGCGCGCCCCATATCAGACAGCGCCTCTGGTGGGTTGGAGAAAGGCTGGAACACCCCGCGAGCGACGGACGGCAGCAACGGCGGCCCGAGCCAAGCGGGCGGGGCGTTGCCAGCGGATGCGGCCTTGTCGGGTTGGCCAACGCCAATGGCGGGGACACCGGCGCAGAACGGCAACAACGCGGCGGGGAACAGCGACTACAGCCGCAAGGTGGCGGACCTCTCGGGCTGGCCTACGCCGACGACGCGGGACCACAAGGACGGCTCGGAGTGCCTGAACGTGCCGGTCAACGCGCTGCTTGGGCGGGCGGTGTGGGCGGCGGGCTGGCCGACACCGAACTGCCCGTCGGGCGGGCGCTCAATGAGCATCGAGAAGATGGACATAACCGGGCGAACTCCAGATGGGCGGAAGCACACGGCTTCGCTGGAGCACGCGGTGAAGTTTGCCACCCCGGCCCGGTTGACGGCTTCTGGCGAGATGCTGACTGGTTGTTCTGCCGGGATGGAAAGTGGCGGCCAGCTAAATCCGGAATTTTCCCTTTGGCTCATGGGTATCCCGAACGCGTGGGCCTCTTGCGGGGTGCGGGCAATGCAATCGTTGCGCCCGCCGCGCAAGCCTTCATCGAAGCCTACGAAGAAAGTCGCGCCGACCGACGTTTTCGGCTGAACGAAGCGTCGGCTTTGCCGCACGACACAGGAATATTTGCATGACAAAAGGCATCGAACTGGACGTGGAGACGCGCTCCCCGGTCGATCTGAAAACGCACGGGGCGTTCGTCTATTTTGAACACCCGCTGACGGAGGTTCTGATGGCCTCCTACCGCATCAACGCGGGGCCGATGGGGCGGTGGAGGCGCGGGCAACCCTGCCCCGATGATCTCGCGCAGGCCATCACCGACGGCGAGACGATTTCCGCGCATAATGCCGGGTTCGAGACGCTGGCCTTGCGCCTGCTGCAAGAGCGCCAGGGCTGGCCAGCAGCGCAGCCACAACAGTTCCGCTGCACCGCCGCCACCGCCGCCGCTATGTCGCTGCCGCGCGATCTGGCGGGGCTTGGCGCGGCCTTGGGGCTGGAGACGCAGAAAGACAAAGAGGGCACGCGGTTGATCCGGCTGTTCTCGATCCCGCGCCGCCCGCGCAAGGGAGAAGACCCGAACGGCGTTTACTGGAACGAGCCGGAAGACTTCCCCGAAGATTTCGAGAAATTCCACGATTATTGCGACCGCGACGTGCTGACCGAAGCCGAGGCGGACCGCCGCATGATCGAACTGTCGGCCGACGAACAAAGCGTCTGGTGGCTGGACCAGAAGATCAACCAGCGCGGCGTCCGCATTGACCGCGCAAGCGCCTTGGCGGCGATCCGGCTGGCCGACAAATCAAAGAAGCTGCTGGACCGTGAGATGCGCGCCGCCACGGACGGCTATGTGGCCGCCTGTTCGCAGCCGGGTAAGTTGGTGGAGTGGGTGCAGGCGCAAGGCGTCGAGTTAAATTCAGCGGCAAAGGCCGAGATCACCGATCTGCTTGACGCCGACGATTTGCCGGATCACGTCCGGGCGGCGCTGCTGATCCGGCAGGAGGCCGCCAAGACCTCTGTGTCGAAGCTGACGGCCATGCTGAACAGGGCCAGCGCCGACGGTCGCGTCAGAGGCACGTTCCTTTACCACGGCGCGTCTACGGGGCGCTGGAGCAGCACCGGCGTCAACTTCGCCAACATGCCGCGCCCCCGGCGCGAGTTTGACGAGGCCAAACCCCGTGCTGACGTGCTGTTTCAAGCCTTCCGCACCGAAGACCCCGCCACGCTGAGATACCTCTACGGCGACACGCTGGGGCGGCCTCTGCACCTGATCAGCGACGCCATCAGGGGCTTCGTGTGGGCGGGTCCGGGCAAGGAACTGCTACAGGCCGACTACAGCGGCATCGAGGGCGCCGTGATCGCGTGGATGGCGGGCGAGGACTGGAAGGTCGCAGCCATGCACGACATCATCGCCGATCCGACCCTGCCAGACATGTATCGACGCACCGCAGCGGGCATTTTGAACCTGACGACCGACGTGGTGACGAAGAAGCATTGGGCGCGGCAAGCGGTCGGCAAAGTGAGCGAATTGGCCTTGGGGTTCGGCGGCGGCGTATCGGCCTTCTATTCAATGTCGCGCAACTACGGCGTCGATCTGCACGCGCTCTACGCGCCGGTATGGGAGGCCGCTGACGACGAACGCCGGGAAAAGGCGCTGAAGCGCTATGCCTCAAACTTGGCGCGAGGGAAATCGCATACCGACGTGCTGTCGAAAGAAGCGTGGCTGGCCAGCGAGATCATCAAGGTCGGCTGGCGCGCGACGAACCCCGCGATCGCGAAGTCTTGGCGCGATCTGGAGGCCGCCGTGCGTGATGCGGTCGAGAACCCCGGCACCGTCACATCCGCGTCGAAGACCTCCTATGTCGTGCGGCACGGGTTACTCTGGGCGCGGCTGCCGTCAGGGCGCTGTTTGGCCTACGGCAGCCCGCGCTTGTCGTCGCAGGTATGGGCCGAGATCAAGTTGCCGGACGGCTCTTGGTCTGACGCGGAAGTATTGAGCCGCGCGCAGGCCGAGTTTCTGGAACTGAAAGGCGAAGCGCGCATCCAGGGCGACACGTCACCCGCTATTTCGGTGATGGGTGTGAACTCGACGACGAAGAAATGGACGCGCTCAAAGCTATATGGCGGGTTGATCGCCGAGAACAATACGCAGGCAACGGCCCGCGACCTGCTGGTGAACGGCATGTTGAAAGCCGAAGCGGCGGGCTACCCGATCATCGCCCATGTCTATGACGAGATCATCTGCGAAGTGCCGCACGGCTTCGGTGATCTGGCTGAGTTTGAGAAGCTGATCTGCGAACTGCCTGCATGGGCGGAAGGTATGCCCCTCACAGCAGGCGGCTGGAGGGGCAAGAGGTATCGCAAGGATTAAGCGCGCCACCGTCCGGTTGCTTGCAGCTTGATCCCCCGCGCGGTCTGGGACGTGAAAGCGAACATGCAGCCTTCACCCGCAGTCGTCGAAACTGCCCGGCCCGTGGCAAAGTGCGTCTCCACGTTGGCACTATTTCCTGCCGTGACGACAAGGTTGGTCGTGCTGATAAACTCCGCAGGAAAGGTCCAAGAAATCGGGGTGGATTTAAAGCCGCTGCCCACAGGAACGTTCACATCAGCCGTCAAACCTGGGCTGAAACAGATCATCGTGCCGTCAGCAAGTTTGATGAATTTCCCGTTAGGTGTAGATCCTGTTTCCATGGGCGCGCCGGTATTGACGCCACCTGCAAAGCTTACCGTTCCAACCATCCCCGGCCCGGTCAGGGCGGTGACGTTGTTCATCTCAGTACCCGCAGCCTCAGACACGCTGATCGAGGTGTAAGCCTGCACGTTGTTACCAATCAGCGGCACCGTCGAAATAGGCGCGCGCGTGACCATGGCCACAGGCCCGGTAAACCCTGCGGAAACGCTACTGATCATCTCGACAAAACCGTAGTTTTGGCCTGAGAACGGCACCGCCGACCAAGACCCCGTGATCTCACTTTCGTCATTATCGCTGGCGCTATTCAAGCGCCCGCGCCCATTGGATACCCGCGAAATTCCATAGCACCCGGTATTGAGGAAAATCTGCGTCTTTGGCCGTCCACCGTCGATGCGAACCCCGAATACCTGCTGCAAAATCATGTAGTTGATGTTACAGTCCGCGATCCAGATATCGTTAACCTGTGTCGGTCGGATACCTGCATCACCGATGATTTCCAGATCCCACTCAGGGCGGCGCAACGTCCCCGCTTCGCTGGCGACATAAGCAACGCCAATATCGAAGGTCGTGTCAGTGACGTTGAAGATGTAGAAATCGCCGTTATAGCTTGTCGTGCCAGAGATGTTGCACTTGCCCAATCCTTCGGAAAGCGTGTGCCGCCCTGCCGCCACATTGATTGTGAGGCGCGTGCCACCAGCGCCATTATCCGCCGCCGCCGTGATTGCCCATGTCGGACGGTTGACCAGCCCCGCCCCGCCGACACCGGAATAGTTTCCAGAAATCGAACAGCCAAGTAGGTAGTCTTCGACAACAACTTGGCTTTGCCCTGTCGCCGCCGAACCGTCAAACCGCAGGCCCGCCTCGCCATTGGCATTGTATCGGCAACCGTTAGCGCGGAACTCACCACCCCGGAATACAAGCCCGCCTTGGTTGTCGTTCTGCGTGAACTGGCAATCGGTCAGAGAGAAGCCGATCACGCGGTCAAACTGGTGGCCGATGGAGCACTTTTCAACCTGCACTTGATTGAACCGCAGCCACGCCACATCGCCTGTCGGCGCGTAAAGCCCGCGCAGATAGCCTTGAATATGCACGTCTTCGGTAAGGCCGCGCCGAATGTTGGTGCCGCGCGGAATGAAGCGGATGGCGTCGACAACCTTGCCGCCGCCTTCCATGCTGAAGCCTTTGACCACGGCGTTGCTGTCGGCGACAGTGATCGTGACGTTATTGACGCGGCTGGCACGACCGCGCCCGAGAATGTTGGCTCCGTAACCGGCCGTCGCTAGGCTGATCGCGGCACCGCCTGCATTGGTCACGCCCGCGTCCCAAATCCACGGTAGCGCGGAAGACGCGGCAGCAGTCGCAGAAGTGGCGGTGGCGCACAGCGCCGTCCAGCACGCCCAAGCGGCCTCTACGGACGCTTTATCGGTGCCGCCTGCGTGGCTCGGGGACACCCATTCAGCGGGGGCCCATCCGGGAAGACCGGGCAGCGCCGCGGTCACGCCGTCGTATCGGTAACAAAGGCCGTCTGCATTGACACGCAGCAGCGGCAGGAACTCCCGACCGACGACAAAGGCCACGAAGTCGGCGCGGGTAGAGAAGATGTACCCGGTGAAACGTCCACCTGTGGCCATCGCTGCCAGCACTTCGGGCGAAAGGCTGTCGAGGGTGACGATCTGGTTTGTCAACGCCCCGTCCGAGCGGCGAACGTCCTTCAGCGCGTCTATCGTCTCGTCAGTTGTCTGTTGGAGATTGGCGAAGTCGTTATCGACCTGCGGCGCGGGAAGCGGCTTGGTCGGCTTGATCGCCTGATAGCCGGTATAGGAATAGCCGGGGACGAATTTGGTCGGGTCTGCCATGTCGGCCTCCAGTAATTGTTGGCCAGACAATAACCGACAACCGACATTTCTGCAATGTTTGCATGTTTTGTAGGTTGACAGTGTAATACACTTGCGATACATACGACAGATAACGCAACTGGAGGGGCACAGTGAGCAAGAAACCAACGAAAAAACGACCCACCCTGAACACGCGATCGCTGCCAATTTCGTTCCGGCTTGACCGGGCACTGGTGGCCAACATTCAGACCGTCGCGGACGGCCTCGGCGTGGCGCGCAACAAGTTGGTGGCGCTGGTGCTGCGCGAATACCTCGTCGAGCGCAACACCGATGCGCTGGCCCGTTTGCTTAAGGAGGAGCCCGCAGATGCCGTCGATCTCTTTGCCTGAAAACGCGGGTTTTATGAAAGTTGACTTGTCATACCTGAAAGACCCGAACTGGTGGGGCCGCGAGAAAAACCCGCCGACCCCGCACGTCTTCAAAGATACGTTCAGCGAAATTGAGCGCCACCGCGACACGGCGAGCCGTCTGATCGAACTCGCTGCGTGGAACATGCGCCAAGCTGAAAAACTTGCGGAGGCGGGCGGTGGAGCGATTTGACCGGCTGCGCGAAGAACACCCCGACCTGATCCTGAACCTCTACGCCATGCAGCCATCTGGGCCCGTGACGCTGGAGATCATCACGCCGGACGACAAATCCTACACGTTCAACGGCCTGACCGCTGCTGCCGCGATGGCTGCGGCGTTCCCGGAGCCGACAGAAACCGACATCTTTTCTTAGGAGGACGACAGACATGGGCGAACAATTCCAGCGCGGCGCCAGTGGCACCGTTTGCGGTTGTGCTGCTTGCACGGCGATGCGTGACAACGCCGGTTACTTCCTCGAAGCCTACAAGCCGGGAGACACGTTCCGCTTCGAAACCCTGCAATCGCAGGACAAACCCGCCGCAGATTTCTCGGCGGTGAACACATTCGACGACTTCACCGACCCCGAGGACATGGAGCAAGGCATCGCCGCGCCCGTGTTGCGCAAGGTGCAGGGCGTCCTCGTCTATGTCGCGGTATTCGCGGCGGGGTGGTTCGCGTCGGCGCTGTGTACGCTGGCGCGGCTGAAGGGGTGGTTGTGATGGAGGGGCTGGTGCGCGCCAGCCTGAGCATTTGCGCCACAGCATGCGTCGCTACAGGCGCATGGCAAGTCTGGAAGGGCGAAGACCCGACCGTTTTCTTTCTCCTCGCAATCATCTGCAAATTGGATGCCCGCCATGACTGACTGGACCCCCCTCACGCCCGAAGCGGTGGCGCAGATGGTGGCTGACCGCGACGCAGGAACGCCGGGGCCGTGGACTGCATCGCCAAGCCCGTTTGAGGTATATAATATCGGCCACGGCGTTCTTAAAAATTACATAGTGGCTGATGACTATACGATGATTGCCGCGATGTATGACGATGATCTGGACGATGCCGACACTCGCCGCATCGCACGCCTGCCCGACCTCGAAGCGGCGTATTTCACCCTCGCCGCCGAGAACGCCACGCTGCGGGCATCCGAAGCCGCCGCACTGGAGGCTCTGGCCGAGATTGGCATGGTCGTCGCAGCACTTGAAGGCAAAGACAGCCTTGACCGGGAAATGATCCGAAACATCGAGACTCGCATCGCCGCCCTCACCCCCACAGCCGACAAGGAGTAGCGTGATGAGCGCACCGAAATTAAAGAATTGCCCGTTTTGCGGCAGCCTGCCTGAGTACGAACCTTGGCATGGTGGGTTGCCTACCAAGATGATGATCATGTGCGGAAATCGCCCAGATGGCAGCGGTGGCGACTGCATGGTTGGCCCGATGGTCACGGGAGAAACCATGGACGAAGCTGCTGAAAACTGGAACCGCCGCACCGACCTCTCCCAAGCGGCTGTCGCGGCGGCGTTGGAAGCGGCGGCGCAAGAGGCCACGGATACATCACGGCGCTGCGAGGAACAATCCATGCTACTTGGCGGCGTGGAAGGCCGAGAAATGGACTGCCATGGGTGGATGAAGGCCGATCTTTGCGCGTCGGGCATAGCATCACGCATCCGCGCCCTGATCACCCCCGCCCAACACGACGCCCTCGCCGCACACGTCGCAGCGGAGGTGGCAAAGGCGCGGGCGGATGATGCGGACCTGATCGCGGCAAGTCTGGCGTTGAAGGAAATCGTCGAAGATATTTCCGGCGCAATGGATCACGGCACTTTCCGCGCTGAAAAGGGGATGCGCCTTAAGGACACACCTGAATGGGTCGCGTTTTACGTTGCCCTCGCCCAGATCGGAGCCAAGCCATGACCTTCTGCGAAATATATGGACATTATTTTATCGCCACGCTGAACCCGTCGTGGGTTCAATGTAAACACTGTCAAGCTATATGCAGAAAGGCCAAGCCATGACCACCACACGCGAAGCCGCGCGGCCTGTGCTTAGAGGCGTTGTTCGTGATACGAGTGACCCTTCTGGCCGAACAATGTATGCGCTTTTTGACCGCGCAATGTCTGATGATGAAATGCGCGACTGGCACGATAGCATCAGTAGCGCCGCCATCTCCACACCCGCCACTGAGCCGCAGGGGCCTGACAACGCTTGGCTGCCGATTGTGGGGGACTTTAGGGATTGGGGGCCTTGGATCGCGCACGGCGGCACCAAACGCCCGGCGCATATCCGCGTGAGCCTTGACGCCGAAGGACCGTCAGACCCAGCGATATATCTGACTGAAAACGGTCATGGTGTAGGTCGTAACTACTCGCCCACATGGGATGAAATCACTTGGTATCGCCTACCAATTTCACACGGGTTCTATCGCCTCGCCGCCCGCCCCGATCCACAGCCCGCAGCGGATACGCGGGTGGTGACGGTCGCGCAGTTGGTTTGGGTGCCAGAAGATGCGCCATGCACTCGGTTCAAGGCCGAGGCTCTTGGCGGGCACATGATGATTGTTGAACTGGACCCCAAAACTGACCCCGGCAAATACTCTGTCGGGTTTGACCTTGGCGGGCTTTGTTTCAAATTCGTGCTGGCGGAATATGATGATTTCCCGCCAAAATATACCGCGCCTGCAAAATTCGAGGGGATCGAGCGCGCCAAAGCCGCAGCCCAAGCCGACTACGAAACCCGCGTTCTGTCCGCCATCATCGGCAACGCCACCCCCGCCCCGAGCGACAAGATCGCAGATGCGGCGCGTGCGCTGTTGGATGCCACGCCGAACCCCGTTTTTGACATGCTCAAGCCTGTGCTGATAGGTGAGTTTTCTCAATCTGTGAAGGGCAGCGACGAGGACGGCAATGAGGTGACACACAAGATGGCTATCTCTTGGACCGTCACCAAGGAAATCATCGCCGCCGCTCTCCGCGCACTCGCAGGAAAGGGGGAGACGCCATGACCCCCGACCAAGACCTGAGTGCGCGGCTGGCTGAATCCGACAAGAACGCAACATCCGGTAAATGGGGCCAATACAATCCTCGTTTTGCCGTTGAAGCCAAAGACGCCCCAATGCCTGAGTGGGATACCTCGCACCACATCAGCGCCATGCAAGGCAACACCCGCAAGCGCATTTCTGAGTGGAAGCACGCCGATGATGCGGCCTTTGCTGAGATGCTGGTGAACGCCTACCGCTCCGGCCAACTGATCACCCTCGCCGATCACGATCTTGCGCGATTACTCCGTGCCGTGGCGCAAGACGACTATTCCACATGTTCCCGCCCCGCCCCCACCACCGCAGGAGACGCCATGACTAATTATGCACCAGCCCCAGAAGCGGGCGATTTCGTTGGATGGGTTGTAGGGATGCCCGGACCTGATATTGACTACGCCCTTTGCATCCGCAGGGAAGGTGAAAATGCGGTTCTGCTGTTTCAGGTCTGGCAACAGCCAGGTCCGTGGCTTGAAGCAACACGCGGCGTTACGTCAGAAACCCGCATTTATGGATGCTGGAAAACATCGCGGATGAATGACATTGGCCCCGCGCTTCGCGCAAAGCGGCGCGAGTTGTTCCCAGATTTGCCGGAGACACCGTAACTTCTGTGCAAAAAATGCACAATTCACACACAAAGGGGTGGCCGATCTGACATAAGCCTCTCCTTATGTCAACAAAACCGCGAAAATCTAACATGACGCGCGGGACATGTTAACCGATCACCCACCACCAGCACGCCCCGCCGCCAATCACGGCGGGGATTATCCACCAGGTCATGATTTCAACTCAAGCGCAGACGCCCCAAACGCGCCGGATGCAAGCGCGGTGATTGTGGCGTCATAGGTGGCAATGGCCGGAGCCAACTCCCATGCAACCAAGCAGGCTGTATCCGTAGAGGATGCCGCCCCGGTGTTGCCAACATCAAGCACTGTGGCGTCGGCGACAGACAGGGTTTCGCCCGTCGAGTTGGACTTGTAGCCAGCATAGATCACGATGCCATTGATAGCGGTTGTCAGCACAGACGGTGTGCGTGTGGTGGTGGTTGCCCCGATATGTGCAGTTGCCCCTAGCGATGCAGCACCTTGGATTTCCAGAACGACTACGCGGATACCGTTTGAGGACGCCGCGCTGGTTACTTGGATGGTCTGCGTGGCGGTGCCAGATGCGGCGATGTAATGCGCCGTCATTTGGCTGTTTGTGCGTCGCCCAAGCGTCCCTTGCGGGATATTCGTTCCCGTGCCGACTGTGCGCCCAGCCGTCCCGATGGTGACGGTTTGCGCGGTATCTGCGGTGGTGACAACGTTCTGGAACACCAGCACCAGTAGCGGCTTGTTGGTCGTGGCGAATGACCCGGTTTCGTACTGCGTGCCCGTGGTGCTATCGCCGTAGGTGGCAAGCACTGTTGGCGTGCCGATTGGATACGAGGAGGCGATGATCGTTCCGGCGGGTGAATAGGCCACATCGCCGCCAGTCGTGACCTTGATGCGTGGGTAGTATGTCGCATCGCCGGTGACGATAGTGTAAGTCGGAGAGGTTGCCCCCGAAATGTCAGCCCATGTCACCTGATCAAGCGACCGCTGCCATTGCGTGATTTGCCCCGGCCAAGGATCGACTTCCACCCATCCCGTATCAGCGGTCAGAACCTGCCCAACAGAGGTTGCACCGCTGATTGCAGGCCAGCGGATGCGCGAAACTGCAAAGGTGCCTTGGTTGTCATAGTCCGCAAACGGCCCGATCTTCGGCGCGGCCCAATTCATCGGGCGCCCGGTCTGGTCAGTCGTCCAATCCGTCACCTGTGGAAAGCGCGCCTGCAATGCGGTGACGACTGCGGACAGGTTTTGCGCGGTCATGCTGCGCACAGCAGACCCCGGCGCAAAGGCGAAATTACCTACCGCAGCGTCCACATAGGTCGCGGCCCCGGTGGAGAATTGCGAGTTCGCATCAAACCCTGCCACGCCAGAGCCGTTGGTGTAGAAGTTTCGATCAAATGCCGTAATCTGCGCGGGAACGGTGTTTGCTGATCCGTTGATGATGTTGTTCCACGCCGAGAAGAACACTGTGGTATCGCTGGACCCGAGATTGAAACTGCGGTCCTCTGACGCGCCGAACAGATCATAAGGCAGCACGCGGTTATTGAACGCATATGAGCCGTTCACGGTCGGCTTATAGGCCGGATCAAACCTCGACGGCGGTGGCTTGCTTGCCGTGCTGGTGTTCTGATCCTCGACGCCGCGCCCGATGTTGCCGCTGTCGTCCGCGTTATAGCTGACGGTCATATCGTTGGCGATCAAGCAGATGTCCGATGCCTCTTGCCAAGTCACATAGCCATTCGCGCCACGAAAGCGGTTGAACAGTAGCAGCACGTTGTGGCATTGCTCATAAAGGCTGATCTTGTTCGAGTGCGGACCAATACCGTTGTATTCCATGACGTTGCGCACAATGGCACCATCGCGGTTGGAATAGATCCGCATCGGCCCGCTTTCGGTGCGGCGGATGAAGTTGCGGGCGACGTAAAGCCCCGTCATGGGCGTCCAGCCAAGGCCGATGGTCCCCGGCGTGGTGCTGCCAGTTGTGCCACGCAGGAACATGCCAAACTGGCCAACAGCGTCCACAACTTCGCAATCGGTGATCGACAGGTTCGCGGTGGATCGAATATCAAACACCCCGTATCCGTCGCGGACGCGCTCTGTGTTCTGAATTTTCAGGTGGTGCAGGTTGACGTTGCTGCGCGCCGTGGTCGAGTTGCCGGAAATCGCGTGGCCGCCATCTGCGGGGTTGGTGGACGCCGAAGCCGCATTGGCCAGCACGAAGCCCGCCAGTTCAATATCGCCAGCCGTCCCCAGATCGACACACTTGTCCCGCGCCGCGTATTCCATCCCTGCGGTCAGATTGGCGGTGTTCGTCGGCCAGACATAAACGTCCACCGTCGAGCCGTTGTCGATAAAAGCGTATTGGCCTTGCTGGATCAACGGCAGGATATTGATGATCGTGAGTTTGTCTTTGTTCGCGTTATTTTCATATTCCCAAGTCGTGCCAGTCGGAACTAGCGTGCGCGTGCCTTGGGTGTAGCTGGCAGGCAGATCGGTGCGGTTGCTGTTGGGCTCAGACACAAACCGGATCATGCCCTGCATGACCTGCGCCGAAGTAAGCGCGGCAAGAGACGCTGGCAGCACCCACGACGCAACGTAGATCGTGCTGAGATTGGTGGTAACGCTGATCCAATCATTCGTAGTGTCGCCGAAGATCGGGTTATTCGACACCGCGCCAAACGTGCGGGCGATGGGCATTTTCACCCCGGCCTCGATCATGTTCAGGCCAAAGCCGGAGCCAGAGGCAATGCTGGACTTCGCAAGCCCAGTGCGCTTCCAGATGTTCGCAGGCGTCACAGAACCCAGCACGCCTGCATCCGCACCAGTGCATTGTACAAAGCCTGTCAGCAGATCAGCCGCATTCCAGACCGGCTTGTCAGTGCCATATGCCAGCACCTTAACGCCCGCCTTCATGGTCAACAGGCGGCGGTAGCTAACACCATCCCCCGCAACGCGGACAGTCTTGCCCGCCGTGGCCAGCGCCATTGCAGCTTCTGGGGTTGCCTTGGCCGCGCCCATGCTGGTGCCGGGGTTTGCGTCCGAGCCATTGACCTGATCAACGAAATAGTCGCCCGTGGTGCCAAGGTCATAGGACGACAAGAAGCCATATGACGGCTGCGTGATGCCACCACCCCCGCCAGCCCCTGGGCGCAGACCGAACGGCGATCGAACGCCACGCAGGGGTGACTGGCGGCCTTTACGCATGAGACGCCCAAACGGAGGAGCTTGCGTTGCCCTCGACGACCCGCGCCCAGACACGATTGGCCCCTGCCACGCCGGGGAAGTCCTGCGCCAGCGTCACGGTGCTGATCTCGCCCGTCATGTTGGGGTAGACGACGCCGGTGTTGGTGGCGGGCGGCGAGCCCGCGCCGACCGTGACGTTGATCATCACGTTCGGCCCTTGGTTCTGGAAGGTCAAAGCGGTCACGTCGCTGTCGGTCAACTGCGTCCATACCGACGTGACGGCGACGAGGGTGTTCTTTGCGGGCATGGGTTCGCTCCTGAAAAGGGTTGCGGCACCCTACCATTGTCGGTCAAGTCGGACAAGTATGTCGTTTGTCTGTTGACATAGCCTACGCCGAACCGTTAATGGTCTTAGTTACTACACGGCGAAACTTAACATCGGCGGGCATAATGGCGACGAGCAAAGAGCGCGTAAAGAAGTGGCAGGCAAAGACAAAGCTGAAAGCCGACATATTCACCGAACAGGACAACCGCCGTCGGCGCGCGCTTCAAGCGATGTTCAACAAGGCCACCGGGCATCTGCCCGCGCTGAAAGTGGTGCGCGCCATGTTCCTGCCGCACCCGCGCTGCTTCTACGCGCCGGAGTGTATAGCGGACGAGAACGGCACGCTAGTCGTGAAGTTCCCTGCTGGCAACCATTTCAACAGCGCGTGGGAGGAGACGCTCGCCGCTTTGGCCCTGCTGGACGCTGGCTACGCTGACGTGGCGTTCGACTTCGGCGGCGGGCGGGCGACGACATCACCGCAGGATTATTACTACGGCGCGGCGCGCGGCGAGATCGCCAAGCTGAAAGAGTTGGGCATCTGGTCCTCGAACGAAGATAACCTTGGCGCGCGTTCTATCGTTGCGGGTGCGTAAATGTCAGACAACGCATTTCGCGCCTTGCGCGCCAACGGCTACGCCAACGTGCTGCCGATCATCCCGCCCGGTGCCGAGGTCCACGAAAACTCCAGCGTGGCGCGAACGGTCGGCAAACCAAACGACAGCCGCGGCAAGTCGCCGGGGGTCAAGCGCGGCGGCAAGTGGACCGGCCTGCCGGATTGGCAGACCCGCGTGGCCACGGACGAGGACGCAGACGCGTGGCACGCGATGGGGGCCAGCGTCGGCCTGCGTATGGGCGACGGGGTTATCTGCGTTGACATCGACGCCTTGCAACCCAAGATCGCCGATCAGATCGAGGCCGACGCGATAGCCGCTTTCGGGCCGAGCCCGCAGCGCGTGGGCCAGTGGCCGAAGCGCGCACTGTTCTACCGCATTGACGAAGACACGCCCTACCAGACGGTCGAGTTCGCCACAGACAACCCGGACAAGAACGACAAGATAGAGTTCGCTTGCGCTGGCCGTCAAATGGCGTTGCTCGGCACGCACCCTAAGACCGGCAAGCCTTACCTGTGGCCGCGCCCGCTCGTAGCGAAAGCTGATCTTGGCCTGATCACCGCTGCGCAGCTTGCGGACTTCATCGCGCAGCAGCGCGCCAAGCTGCCCGCCGCCACGCACACGACGCACAAGAGCGGCGCCGAGCGCGCGGTAAACCAAGACGGGCTGCGCGGCGACCCTGCCCTGGTGGCCGAGGCGATGCGCGCGTTGCCGAACAACCGGGAACTGTTCAAGGACCGGGACGACTACATCAGGGTGGGCGCTGCGGTCAAAGGCGCTTTGCCTGACGACGCAGGGCTGGCGTTCGATCTGTGGACCGAGTGGGCCGAGAAAGACAACGGCGGCACGCCCGACGTGTGGGACAAGGACTGGCGTGGCATCAAGCCGCCTTTCGCGGTAGGCGCGGGCTGGCTGTTCGATCAGGCGGCGCAGCACGCGGGCTTCAACACCGCGCGGGTCCACTTCGACGAGTTGCCCGACGAGATCGAGAGCCCCTTCGCCCAAGCAGAAGCCAAAGAGGCTCAAGCCGCGGCCGCAGCCGCGCGCAGGACGCTGCCCACGATCACGCTGCAAGAGGCGTCAGACACCGCGCTATCCTCGAACGCAAAGCCGCTCGTGCACGGGCTGCTGGACCAAGAGACGCTGAACATGCTCTACGGCGCGAGTAACACCGGCAAGACCTTCGTCGCCATGGATATGGCCTTTTGTATCGCGCACGGGCTGGAGTGGGCCGGACAGCGCACAGAGCAGACGGGCGTGCTGTATGTGGCGGCTGAAGGCGGGCACGGTATCAAGAAGCGCGCCCGCGCACTGACGATGCACCGATACGCGGGAGTGCCGGTCAGCAGCGCGTTCAATCTGATACCATCACCGATCGATCTCTACGACCCAAAGGGCGATCTGGAGCCCCTGCTGCAAACCATTGCCGCCTTGGCGCGTAGCGGCCAGAAAGTCGGCCTTGTTGTGCTCGATACGCTATCTCGCGTGCTGCCTGGCGGCAAGGAGGACACGCAGGACATGGGCGTGTTTGTTGCGCGCGCCACGACGATCAAGACGCTGATGGGCTGCGCGGTGCTGGTGATCCACCATAGCGGCAAGAACGAGGCGCAAGGTGCGCGCGGCAGTTCTGTGCTGCGCGCGGCGGTCGATACCGAGATGGAAGTGAAGGACGGGCGGGTCAGCATCACGAAACAGCGTGACCACGAACCGCTTCCCGATCTTCAGTTCACGCTGAGCGGGGTTGTCGTCGGGCGCGACGATCTAGGGGCGGAAGTTTCCTCTGCGGTTGTTCATTTCGGACAGAGCGGGGCGGCCGTTGAGCAAGCGCCGACGGAAATGGAAGCCGTCATTCTGGAAGCCCTCGCCTCCTATGCGGGCGAGCACCCAAATTCGAAGGGGGCGCCGCCTAGCGGCATCAAGGACGTATTGTCCAGAGACGGCGCGGACATCAGCGTAGAAGGCGTGCGTGCGCACCTGAAACGCCTCGCTAGGAAGGGGCTTGTGGCCTTGTCCGGTAGGGGCGTTTGGGTCGAAAAGGTTCGAAAAGTCCAATTGTCCGGTTCGCAAAATCGGGCTGATCCGACCGAGGCGTTTGAAGACCTTGACGCGCAAACAGGACAACCAACCGGACAAGGTATTTTCTGTTAGTTATCAAATAGTTAGGCCATTAGGACAAAACAGGACGATTCAGGACAAATGCACACGAATAAAAGAGGACAATTAGGACACCACCTTTATAAGTGTCCTAATGTCCACTTCGTCAAATGCGGCGCTTCGGAAACAAGGAAAAGCGGTGTATTACAAACAGGCGGAAATCCCTGTTTGGAAATGCGCGAGCCCAGCGTTTCTAAAATTTCCTGTTTGATTTTGCGCGAGCCCAGCGATTTCAAAACAAGGCCAGAGTGTAGCACACCCAGGCGCCCCTAGCTGCGGCGCTTAGTGAACAGCTTGACGAGCGCCCCGGCCAGAGCGGGCGGCAGCACCCACAGCAGGACGTAGGCCGCCCAGAGCGTAACAACGGTCAGCAGGATATAGGTCAGCATGGCGCGCCCCTCTGTGCAGTCAGGAGGCCAGCATAGCGCCGCTGCGGGCAAAAGTAAAAGGCGCCCCTAGAGGCGCCTTGTGAGTAGATTGACGATTGCGCCGACAATGATGGGCGGCAGGATCCAGAGGGCGCAGACAACTGCCCCTAGCGCGATGGTCAGGAAAATCATGCGCGCGGCGCGCGTTGATAGACTTTCAACGCGTATTCGGGCGCGTAGATGTCCGACAGTTCCGCCAACAAGGGCGCGTATTGTTCGGGCGTCGCGCGCTTGCCCTTGGCCAGCCACGCGCGATCTGCGCCGCCGTGCTGGCCTACGTGGGCGTAGCAAGTCACGTCGCCGCGCCCGGTCCAAGGCAACGTCGGGAAGTAGGCGCAAATCTCTTTGCGAAAAACGCGGAAAACAACGGGCAGGGTTTCGGGCGTCATGGGCTAGCCTTTCAAGGTGAGGTTGCGTTTTGCCAGATAGTCGCAGCGCGCCTTAGCGATCGACAAACCGTCGGGCGTTTTGGCATAGGCGCTATCCACTTTGCTATGCGTCGCGCCGGTGGCGTAAACCGTGTAGGCGTCGCGCTCGCGCCCTACCCAATAGGCGCCGTTCTCGTGCATGATGTCGGCTTCAGTCATAGCTTGCCCTTTCAAGGTTTAACAATCCAGTGACGCCGCCCCGCAGGGCGGCGCTGCAAGAGCGTTAGAGGTCAGGCGCGTATTGGCTCGCTAGGTTGCCGGTGATGTATTCAACGGCGAACCGTAGGCCCCAAGTGAGCGCGTCAGCATCCAGAGCGCGTTGCGTGCCGTTGTCGCCAGCATAATCCGACATAGTGACGCGGCGCGCGGTGCTGGCGATGATGTCGCCCCAAGTGAATTTGAAATCGACGTATTCGCCGCCGCAATACGCGCCCGCGCTTTCGCCCGTCTCGCTCAGGTAATCCCGAACGGCCGCGGCGATGTCGGAGCGGTAGTAGTTGGCCAGTCGGATCACGTCTACGGTGTAAATCAGATCACTCCACCAGCCGGTGTCTGTGCCGTGCATGGCGTCTTGAAAAGCGGCTTTGGTGCTTGCGGCGGTGCGACGCTTGGCGGGGTAAGCGCCTTCGCTGGCGGAGGTCAGAACGGTTTTGCGGCAATAGGCGGTCAGTCGTTGCATGGCGGTTATCCTTTTCTGGTGTTGATCTGGCCTAGTGTGACGCCGCCCCGCAGGGCGGCGCTGCAACAGGTCAGAGCGGGGTGACGTGCTCGAAGACTTCGGAGGGGCTGATAACGTCACTGGAGCCGTAAGAACCCGCCCGCATAGCCATCATGCAGGGGCGCCAGCCGGTAGATACGCCGACGCGGAATGTGCTCAGCCCGTGTTCGCGCTTCGGGGAGACGCGGACTTTCTGCCCGACGTAAGGCACAAGCGCTGGGTGCAGTTCCGACGTATCGCGCAACGCGTGTTGTTGCGCGCGGGTCAACTTTTCCCACTTGGCTTGCGTCATATCTGCGAGATGCGGGGGCAGAGGCTTCATGGCGTAAACTCCGGTTTGGTTGATTGATCTGGCCTAGTGTGACGCCGCCCCGCGGGGCAGCGCTGCAACGGGTCAGTAAGAAACAAAGCCGCCAAACTGATCGCGATAACCGCGGCCGGTGGAGATCAATTCGATCTCATAAGCCGACAAAGCCGACAAAGCCGCGTCATGCGCCGCGCGCGTTTCGGGAGTCGCTAGCTTGCGGCAGTCCATGAACGGCAGGTCATTGCGTGGCGACGCGCTGAAAATCTTGTCGCTTGCTGCAAATACGCAAAGTTTCAGATCGTTCAGCTTGCGGGCTTGGGCTTTGGTCAAGGTTTTCATGGTCTAAACTCCGGTCTGTATGATTTGTCTTAAGGTGTGATACCGCATGTAATACACTCTGTAAATAGGGCTTGTAGGTTTCGTAGGATAAAAGTGCGTTTTGTTATAATATAACGTTGCGCAAGGGTCTGGCGCTGTGATGTGAATAGGCGTAACATTGCCTTCGTCGCATCTGGACTTATGCCGTTGCGCGATCTGGACTTATAGGAGCGCCGTTCATGCCGCTTAAAACAGGGCGTATGACCATGCGGGAGCAATCGGTTGCACGGGTATACGCCGATACTGGCAATAAGGGCGAAGCGGCCCGTATTGCCGGAATTACACAGCGCGGCGCCGAGATGGCGCTCGAGCGGCCAGCGGTGCAAGCCGAGATCGCGCGGCTTCAGACAGAACGCTTATTCAATGAGGCTTTGCCGCTGGCCGTTCAATGCCTGGTGGAGATATTGACCAACGCCAAGGCGCCCGCTGGCGCGCGCGTGCAAGCTGCAAAGCTGACCTTTGACAGGACGTTAGGGGTTCTCGATGGCGCGCAAGGCAAGGAAGCGCACGAGATGTCAGGCAGTGAACTGGCCGACGCAATCTCCAGGTTAGAGGACATTGCAGCGGCCAGGGCGAAGCCGGTCAGCACGCCGGAAAGCAGCGTGTTTGACTGATACGTGCCCGCTTAGTGCGCAAGAGATGCAGCTAAGTCATTGATATATAAGGCTGTTAGACTGTCTAGGGGAGACTGTGCATCGAGATCGGAGCGGGCGCGACCCCGCTTCGGTGCCCATCCGGCCCGCCCCTACCCCGCCGGTGCGGTCGGGCGCGCGGCGCGGAAACCGCTGCGGCTCCCCACAGAAATTTGCGCCCCGCCACCACTTCAGAACGCCCTGTCCGGCCCGATCCGGCCGCACCGATCGCACCGGTCCGTAACAACAGCAGCGCCGACCCTACGCAAACCCCTTGACGTAACCGACAGACACGGCCTACACATCAGACACGAACACTCCTCCCGACTGGTCGTGTTACTGCTCCGGGTTTCCTCGCCCGACACTCAACCCCGGCGCCCCCAGCGTTCGGGGTTGTTTTTTGTCGCGAGTTGTGGTTATCGTCGGCCATCACGTCCACCAAACGGGGCCAACATGACGCGCGCAACCCTCCCGACCGCATTGACGCTGATGTTTGGCAGCGAAGGCGGTTATTCGAACCGCTCGACGGACAGCGGCGGGCCGACGAAATACGGCGTCACGCACAAGACCTTGGCCGCGCATCGCGGCGTCGCTTCGGTGACGGCGCAGCAGGTCAAAGACCTCACACTGATCGAAGCCGAGGACATTTACATTACCGGGTATTGGCCGCAGTCCGGGGGCGATCTGCTTCCGGCCGGGTTGGATTACGCGGCGTTCGATTTCGGGGTCAACTCTGGGCCAGCGCGCGCCGTCAAGGTGTTGCAGCGCGTCGTCGGGGTCGCGCCGGACGGCAATATCGGCCCGCAGACAGTCGCGGCGGTATCCGGATATCCGGGCGGCGTGCGCAAGCTGATCGTCGATTATTGCGACGCCCGGATGGCATTTCTGAAGTCGCTGACGAACCCGAAAACCGGGTTTCCTGTCAACGGGCGCGGTTGGACGATCCGCGTCACCGGGATTGACCCGAAAGGCCAGTATCCCGCGCGCCCCGGCGTCGTTGGCGAGGCGCTGCGCTTGGTGAACGGGGCCAAAGGCGTGTCGGTGCCGCTGGTTTCGCAGATCGAGGGTCTGGAGGGCGACGCGAAGGCGGTGCCGGAAGCACAGAACCCTTGGGTGACGCCGGAAACGGCCATCCAGATCATCACGGGCGCGGGCGGGCTGTCGTTCGTGGCGACCGGCAACGGCCCTGTGCAGTGGGCCGTCGGGGCGGCTCTGGTCGTGGGGGCGCTGGTGGCGGCCTACCTGATCGTCGCCCGCATGCGGCGGGCTGTGGTGTGATCGCGCGGCTCAAAACTTGGGCTGCTGTCGCCGGGGCGTTCATCGCCGCGGCGTTTTACGTTTTCTTTCGCGGAAAGTCAGCCGGTCGCGCGGCAGTTGAAGCCGAAGACCAGAAGGCGCGCGACGCGCTCCGGGAGAAATACGATGAAATCGACAGCAAGCCTGCTGATCCTGCTGGCGCTTACGAGCGCCTGCGCGCCCGTGCGCACAAATGATTGCCCGCCGCTGTCTCCGGCACCGGAGGCGGCGCTGGACGTTTTGCAGTCGGCGCACGACACGACGGTAGACGCTTGGGTCGTCGATCTCGATCGCCACTATCAGAAATTGGACGCGTGCAATGAGTGAAAATGATCTGATCATCAGTCTGCTGCGGGACCTGTCGGCCAAGCAGGACGACATGATCGCGCGGATATCGGAACTGGAGAGCCGCGTGGCTCTGGACGCGCAAGAAGCGCAGCACGCGCGCGGTTTGGTGGCCGACCGCATGGCTGTTCTGGAGAAGACCATCCGCGAAGACATAAAGCCCCAGACCGACGATCTGAAGCGCATGAAGGCCGTCGGCATCGGGTTCCTGGCCGTGGCCGGGATCGGCGGGCTGTCACTCGGCAGCATGTTCATGTGGGGCTGGGATAGCGCGCTGGCCTTGCTGCGGCGCCTGCTTGTGTGACCTTACCGGAGGGCAAAATGTGCTGTGAATACTGCGCGCGGCGCACATACCCTCGGGGGCGCAAAGAGCGCGGCCTTGACACGACGAGCGATCATGTCGCGCCGAAGTGGAACGGCGGGACCGGCGATGTGCCGAACCGGGCGCGGTGTTGTCGCGCTTGCAACGAGTTGAAGGGCGACATGTCACCCGCGCAGTGGACGCGGTTCATGTCGGAAAATCCGGGCTGGTGGGCGATGTTCTACCAAACCGGGCTGCGCGGTTTGCGGCTGTTTGCGCAAGTCGTCGAAAAGGTGGGCTGATGGCACGCGCGTCCAGAGTGAACCCGAAGACCGGGCTGCGTTTCGATTTCGAGGAGCAGCAACGGTTGAAGAAGGCCGAAGCAGGGCCGACAGACGCTGAGATCAAGAAAAGCCTCGGGCTTCTGAAGCGCCAGCGCACGATCTTGCAGGCGCGCGAAGACCTGATGGCGTTCACAAAATTCACGATGCCAGACCCCGCTGATCCGGGCGATGTCGAAAAGTCGTCTTACGAGGCGGCGCAGTTTCACGTCGAGGTCGCGCACGCGCTGGAGGCCGTCGAGCGCGGCGACATCCAGCAGTTGATCTTCGCGATGCCTCCTCGTCACGGGAAAACCCAACTAGCGACCAAGAGTTTTGCCGCTTGGCTGTCCGGCCGACACCCGACATGGAACCTGGCTGTCGCGTCATATTCCGACACGATGGCCGAGGACATGGGCGCCGACACGCGGGCGATCATGGCATCGCAGCAGTTCAAGCAGGTATTCCCCGAACACGCCCTGCGCCGCGGCGGCACAGCAAAGGCCAACATCCAGACCGACAAGGGCGGGCGCGCGGTGTTCGTCGGGCGCGGTGGCGCTTTGACCGGGCGCGGTGCGGATTGTCTGCTGATCGACGATCTCTACAAAGACCACGAGGAGGCCCGGTCGCAGACCATCCGCGATCAGGCATGGAACTGGTTCACCAAAGTTGCCATGACGCGCCGGATGGGGCGCAAATTGGTGATCATCACCATGACGCGCTGGCACTCCGACGACATCATCGGTCGCATCACCGACCCGGAAAACCCCTGCTACAACGCCATAGAAGCGGCCAAGTGGAAGATCATCCGCCTGCCCGCGATCGCCGAGGAGGAAGACCCGCTGGGCCGCGCCGAGGGCGAGGTTCTGTGGCCGCAGCGGTTCGATCTGGACTTCATGCAGTCGCAGCAGCGGCTCGACCCGCTGGGCTTCGCGGCGCTCTACCAGCAGCGCCCGACCGTTGCCGACGGCGTGCTGTTCCGGCGCGAGAATATGCAGTTCTACAAGGCGAACGAGTTGCCCGAAGACCTGCGAATTTACTGCTCCTCCGACCACGCTGTAGCAACAGGCCAGCGCAACGATTACACCGTCATGTTCAAGATCGGCGTTGACCGGCAGAGTAACATTTGGGTGCTGGATTGTTTCCGCGCCAAGGTTTCCGCAGACAAGGCCGTGGAGGCGATGCTGGCGATGGCGGCCGGGAAGGAGCGGCCTTTGCTCTGGTGGGCGGAACGCGGCCATATCTCGAAGTCCATCGGGCCGTTCCTGCGCAAACGGATGCTGGAGACAGGCACCTACATCAACCTGGTTGAAGTGACGCCAGTGCACGACAAGGAGCAGCGCGCGCAGTCCATCGCGGCGCGCATTGCGATGGGCAAGGTGTATTTTCCGACCGACAAAGTTTGGACGGAAAAGATCGTCAACGAACTGCTGGCTTTTCCGAGCGGCATTCACGACGACGCCGTTGACGCGCTGGCCTATATCGGGCTTGGCCTACAAAGCCAATTTGCGCCGGGGCGAAATACTGCTATGACTAAGCAGAACGCGCAACCGAAGACGGGGACGCTTGCTTGGATAAAACTGGCCGATAAGTGGGCCGCCGAGAAAAAAGCCGCAGCCGCGGCGGGAGGCTTTTGATGGCGAAGATAACCGATAAGACTTTGCACGAGGCCACTTCTAACGGCGACGGGACGTATAGCGGCATCAAGCTGGTGCAGTGGATGTATGAGTGCTCCACAGGCAAACCCATGAGCGAAGAAGACGCTCGGGGCCTCGTGGTGGAAGCGCAAGCACGCGCCGTAGCGAAAAAAGCCGCCGCAGCGGCAGGAGGTTTTTGATGGATTTTGCGGACGACACTGACCCCCAGATCGGGCAAGAAAACGCCGCAGAAGACGTGAAAACGCCTGCGCAGGACAAGGCGCTCGTCCAGAAGATCCTGAAGAACATCAAGGCCGACAAGGCGCACCACGCCAAAGCCTTCAAGCGGATGCGCCGCGATATGCAGGTCGCGACTTGGGGCGCCGAGGAAGCGTGGGGCGAAGACAAATACCGCGCCAACATCGCCGGTCGCCACGTCAAGCAGAAGACCGCGGCGCTCTACGCCAAGAACCCGCGCGTCGCCGCCAAGCGCAAAGAGCAGATCGACTTCACGCTCTGGGACGAAAACCCGCAATCGCTGATGATGGCGATGCAGACGATCCAACTGGCGCAGCAGGCCATGCAGATCGCGCAGTCGCAGCCCCCGCAGGCCGACCCTACGACGGGCATGGTCGTCCCCGCCCCTATCGACGTGCCGCCCGGATTTGAGCAAGCCCAGGCGCTCGTCGCGGACTTCCAGCAAGGCACCGAACGCCGCCAGATGTTCGACAAGATCGGCAAGACGCTGGAAATCCTGTTCGGCAACGCCCTGGCGAACCAGCAGCCCGTGCCGTTCAAACGCGGCATGAAGGCCGTCGTGCGTCGTGCGATCACCACCGGCGTCGGCTATGTCGAGTTGGGCTTTCAGCGCGAAATGGGGCCGCGATCGGGGCTGGAGGAGCAGTTGGCGGACGCCCGCACGCGGCTCGACCATCTGAAAAAGTTGTCCGAAGAATTGGCCGAGGGCGAGATCGAGGACGACAGCGCCGAGATGGCCGAACTGGAGCATTCGATCACGGCGCTGCAAGCGGAGCCGGAGATCGTGCTGCGCGAGGGTCTTGTCGTCGAGTATCCGACGGCCACGAAAGTCATTCCTGACAAGCTGTGCAAGTCGCTGGACGGCTTCATCGGCGCGCGGCACCTGGCGGTCGAATACACCTACACCTCGCAAGAGGTCGAGGAGATTTTTGGCGTCGATTTGAAAGACGGCTACACCAGCTACACCTCTGACCCCGGCTCGATGCGCGAGATCAGCGCGAACGATGTGCTGGACGACGACTATTCGTGGACCGACCCGGAAACCAAGAAGAACGGCCTCGTCTGCGTCTGGAAATACTACGACAAGCCGACCGGGCTGGTCTACTATGTGGCCGACGGCTACGCGGGGTTCCTGCGCGCACCGGCGCCGCCGGACGTGTTTGTAGAGACGTTCTGGCCGCTCTACGCGCTGACTTTCAACGCCGTGGAGAACGACGACGAGTTGTTCCCGCCGTCGGACGTGTCGCTGATGATCGACATGCAGCGCGAGCACAACCGTTCCCGGCAGGGCAAGCGCGAACACCGCGAAGCCGCCCGCCCGCGCTGGGTAGCGGCGAACGGCTCCTTCAACAGCGAGGAAGACCCGCTGGCGATCAAGAACATGCGGGCTTTCGACTTGACCATGCTGAACATGGACCCGACGCAGAAGATCACCGATCTGTTGCAAGTGGTGCCGGTCCCCGGCGTCGATCCGAACCTCTACGACACCGGCGAGGTATTCACCGACACGCAGATCGTTGTCGGCGCGCAGGAAGCGCAGTTCGGCGGCGTCAGCAAGGCCACCGCCACGGAAAGCGCCATCGCAGCGAACTCCTCGACATCCGCCGACGGCTCCAGCATCGACGAGTTGGACGAGTTCCTGTCCACCATTGCGCGGGCAGGCGGGCAAATTCTACAGAAGGAAATGTCCGAGGAGATCGTCAAGCAGATCGTCGGCCCCGGCGCTGTCTGGCCCGCCATGACACTGGCCGAGATTGCAGGCGAAGTGCATCTGGAAGTCGCGGCCGGATCGACCGGCAAGCCCAATCAGGCCGTCGAGATCAACAACATGGAGCGTATGCTGCCCATGCTGATCCAACTGCCGTCGATCAACCAAGAGGAGTTGGCGCGCGAAGTATTGCGCCGTCTCGACGACCGCATGGACCTGACGAAAATGATCGTCGCGAACGCGCCGTCCATCGTCGCGCAGAACCAGAACGCACAGCCATCGACGGGCAACGCCGCGACCGATCCGAACGCCCAAGGGGCGCAAGGCGCGAGCAACGGCGCCGCCCCTCCGGGCGGTCCGGGCGGCTCTGGACCGGCGTTTGGGTCCAATCAGGTTTGACGTGTAGGTCTTGACGGACGACACTTGCGACAATTCGCAGAATGTAATAACGTAACGCAGGAAACAGGAGCAACCTATGCCCTCTGACGACGATAAAGACATCTTGGACGCGGCTTCGTCAGCCGTGACCGATCTGGACGCGCAGGAGCAAACGGCTTCTGTAGACGCGAACTCGTCCGACGCGACCGGCGAAAAAGCTGAAATCGACGCGCTTTCCATTGTCCGCGATGTGGTCAATGCGAAGAACGAAGATGCAGCGGTGGCCTCGCCAGCCGAAGGTGAAGAAGTTGGTCAACAGGCCGACGATGCTGACACGGGCGCTGCGAAAGAGACGGACGACGAGAACTACTCGGACGTGCCTTTCAACAAGCACCCACGCTTCCAACAACTGCTGCGCCAGTCGAAAGCCTTCAAGGTGGACGCCGAGCGCTATCAGAATGTGCAGAACTTCATCGACACCCATGGCCTGTCGGCCGAGGAAGCCGCTGACGGTCTTGTCATTTTCGGGCTGATGAAAACCAACCCGGCAGAAGCGTGGAAACGGGCGAAACCCACCATTCAAAAGCTGCTGATCGCGGCTGGCGAGGTTCTGCCCGATGATCTTCGTGACCGCGTGCAAAAGGGCGAAATGTCGTCCGAAGCCGCGATGGAGGTCAGTCGTTCCCGTGCGACCGTGCAATCTGTCCAAGCGACCCGTTCGTTTGAAGAACAGCGCGCACAGCAGCAGCAAACCCAGCAAGCGGTTCAAGCCCTCTCCGGGGCTGCCGAGGACTGGCAAGCAGATCGTCAGCGCAAAGACCCCAACTTCGCCGCCAAAATGGAGCCGCTGATGAAGGAAATCCTTTTCCTTCAGTCGCGGGAAGGCAAGCCGAACACGCCGCAAGGCGTCACGGACCAGTTGAACCGCGCCTACAAAGCGCTGGTGCCTCCTGCGCCCCGTTTGGCAACGCCAGCCCCGAAAGTGGCGGTCCGACCGATCCCGGTCGGGCAGGTCGCAGGAAACCAACGCGCGGAACCGAACAGCGTTCTGGACATCGTCCGGGCCAATCGGCGCGCACAGTAGATAGGAGAAGCCGATGGCTTTTACTGCTGACGAGATCGCAAACATCAACAACTCCGTGCTGGAGCATTACATCGACAAGGGCAAGGTGTTCGCGCAGAACATCCAGAACAAGCCCCTGTTGAAAGCCTTCAACGCCCGCGCCGGTTCGTTTCCGGGCGGCAACCAAACCGTTTCGCTGGGCGTGAAGTCCGGCCAAGGCGGCTTGGCGCTGGCGGGTTACACGGGCGACGACCAGTTGAACTTCGGCACTCTGGCCGGGAACAAACGGGCGCGTTTCACTTGGCGCGAGCACCATATGGGTTACAAGCTGACCCATACCGAACTGAAGATCGACGGCATCAATGTTGTCGAGGACGGCTCGGACCAGAGCAACAACGACATGTCGGGCCGCGAAGAACACGCGCTGGCCAACTTGCTTGAAAACAAGAACGAAGACATGGGCGAAGACTACAACGTCGGCCTGAATAACCTGCTCCACGGTGACGGCACGGCCGACGCCAAGGCACTGGCAGGCATCGCCTCGTTGATCTTGGAAAACCCGGCTGTGGGCTCGACGGGCGGCTTGAGCCGTGTGGCGAACCCGTGGTGGCGCAACCGTGCGCTGACGGCTGCTGCGGGCTCCGCAGTGACCGTCAACGCGGCTGCGGGCGGCGCGCTGATCACCGCTCTGGATAAAGAGTTCCGCCAGCTTGGGCGCTACTCGAACGGTCTGGAAAACATCATGTGTTTTGCCGGGTCCGACTTCATCGAGGGCTACAAGAAGGAACTCCGGTCCAACGGCTACTACAGCCAGGACATGTCGAAAGACGACGGAACCCCGGACGGCTCGATGAAAGACCCGTCGCACGGCGGCAAGTCTATCGTCTACGATCCTTGGTACGACGACAACGGCAAGGCCAAGCAGATGCACGCCATCGACATGGGTAAGAACGGGCTCCGCCTGCTCTACATGGACGGCAACCGCCTGAAGCGCCACAACCCTGCCCGTCCGTATGACCGTCTCGTTCAATACAACGGCATCACCATGACGGGCGTGCTGTTCGCGCGCCGTCTGAACTCCTCAGGCGTTTACGAGATCGCGTAAGCCTTTCACCCCGGCGTAACCGCGCCGGGGTCCACCCTTTTGGATAGGAGCGCGATATGCGTAACACCGAACTCTTTGCCGTAGTCAGCACGGTCCTCACCGCTGACGTGGCCAACTCTGGGACTTTCACCGTCGGTTATCCGACCGGGTATGTTCAGAACAACTTCACCGCGGGGCTGAACCGTTCCGGCAGCTTTATGATCGTCAACGGCAACGACAAATACACCGGCTCGCAGCTTTCGCTCGCCTTCGGCGCGTCGCTGATCACCGTGACCAACTCGACGGGCGTGACCCTGACGGCGGGTTCGACGGTCGTGCTGCAAGCCGAGGTCGCAGACGGCAACGACATCGTGAGCATCCAGTTCCCTGTGAACTTGGCCAGCGTTACCGGCAACATCGACGTGGTCACGGCTTTCCGCCCCGGCGTGGACGGCATGATCGAGGACTTGTCCTTCACCGTGACGCAGCCCGTCACCACCGCCGCCAAACTGGCGACGCTGGCGCCGACGATCAACGCGGTTGCCGTCACTGGCGGCGCTGTGGCGCTGACCTCGGCGAACGCAACCCCGCTGGGCAAGGTGCTTCAGGGCTCGGCCATCACCGCGCTGAACACCATCTCACGGTCGGACACCCTGAGCATCAAGGCGACCGGCGTTACCGCCTTCGTCGAAGGCCAAGGCGTGCTGACTATCCGCATCCGGCGCACCGTGCCCGACGCGACATGATAACGGCTGCGGGGCTTCGGCCCCGCGCCACCCATGAACCCAAGCAAGGAAAACTGACATGTCGAGCATCGACAGCGCCTCGGACGACCGCACCGCGAACAACGCCGTGCGGCACAAATACCGCGTTCTCACCGACGCGGAGAAGCAGCAAATGGTCGATCTGAAAGACCTCGGCGCGGCTTTTATCGCCAAGTGCCACGAGATCGGCAAAAGCCGCGAACTGGCGCTGGCCGTCACGAACGCCGAACAGGCGGTCATGTGGGCCGTGAAACATGTGACGGCTTAAGGGAGAAACACAGATGGACTACGCCAATATCTTGCTGTCTCTCGCAGGCGACGACGGCAACACTGTCCCCATGATTGCCGTATCCGCCGCAGAGATCGCGCTGCTGTCTGCGATCCACGGCGAGGCCGCCGTCAACGAGATCGAGCCCTGCGCCGCGCCTGCGGACGCAGAGCCGCACAACCGAGCCGAGTTGCGCCGTCTGCGCGAGAAGTATGGCCGCGCCAAGGACGACAACGACACGGCCATCGTGGACGTTCTCTACCCCGGCGCCGCGGCGCGCGTGTTTGAGACGCTGGACGAACTCGGCATCGACGAGAGTTTCTACAAGGCCGAAGCCCGCGTGAAAGCCGCTCCGGTCAAGAAAGCCGAAGCGCCCAAGCCGCGCGGCAAAGCAAAGGCCGAAGCCTCGGCTCCGGTTGTTGAAGACGCACCCGCTGCGGACACCGAAGACGACGATGGCGTGCGGGATATGCCTGACGTTATGGCATAAGCGAGGGCTACATGGCGCGCGGCGTAACACTCATCAAATTGCTGAATGATCTGCGCGCCGAGTGCCGCATTTCGCTGAATGTCGCCCACAACAAGCAGGAGCGCGACCCGCAGGTCATCGCGCTTCAGCGCAAGCAAGAGTGGTTCTGGAACGATTTCGCTTGGCCGCATCTGCGTGTCGAGCGCATCGTCCCGCTGCAAGCAGGCCAGCGCTACTACGACATGCCGGAAGATCTCGACATTGACCGCATCACCAAGATCGAGGTTCGCGACGGCAGCGTCTACGAGCCGCTGCAATGGGGCATCTACGCCGAGCATTACGCCGCCTACGACAGCGAAATCGGCCAGCGCGCCGATCCGGCGATGCGCGTCCAGATCACCGAAAACGAGCAGTTGGAAGTCTGGCCGATTCCAGAGACGAACGCCGACGCGACCACGCTGGCGGGTAACGTCAAGATCACGGGCATCCGCAAGCTGAACCCGCTCGTCGAGGACGACGATCGCGCCGATCTGGACGACCAGCTTCTGATCTTGCATTGCGCCGCCGAGTATCTGGCCGCGACCGGGGCGAAGGACGCCCAAGTCAAACTCGATCTGGCCAACGCCCGGTATTTGAAGCTGCGCTCGGGGCTGATGCCGCGCCGCGTTTACAAGATGTTCGATACCAGCCAGCCAGAGCAGCGTCGCCGGGGCAGCATCGTCACCTATAAGGCGACATGACATGGGAACAATTTGGGTCAAGGAGTTCGTCGGGGGTCTGGACACCCGGCGTATGCCGGAAACGGCCTCTGGCGGCGTCCTCATAAAAGCCAACAACGGCCATGTGACGCGCGGCGGCGAGTTTGAGCAGCGCGCGGCCTTCGTGCCGACGTACTCCCTCCCCGCAGGCACCGTCGGCATGTTCTACACCCGCGCGGGGCTCGTTGTGTTTGGGTCAGCCACAGCCCCGGTCTTGCCGACAGGCGTGTCCTACCAGCGGCTCCAGCACAGCGACCCGTCAAGAACACTTATCCGCGTGCTGTCTGCCGACCTCTACAAAGGCAAAATCTACGCGGTCGGCGAGTTTTCTGACGGCACGGTGAACCATTACTATGATGGCGTGATTGTATCGGATTGGTATGACGGCCGCGCCCGCGCCGACGTCACCATCAAAAACGGCGGCATCCGCCCTGCAAAAGGCGCGGTCGGCGAGATCGAGATCACCGCCGGGACGCTCGGCGGCGGCAACGAAGTGACTAATATCGTCATAAACGGCGTGTCGCTGATCTCGGCCCCGGTGGCGCACACGGGGTCGAACACCACCACCGCGACGGCTGTAGCCGCCGCGATCACTTCGCACACGTCAACGCCTGACTATACGGCCGTGGCTTCCGGCGACACCGTCACGATCAACGCTGTAACGACAGGCCCCGCCATCAACGGAAAAGCCATCGTCGTTACGGTCGGGGGCACGGTGACTGTCATAAGCCCGACAGGAATGAGAGAGGGCGTTGACGCACTCTACGCGCAGATGGACGACATACGCATCAATGGCGTGTCTGTGATTGCCGCACCAGTGCTTTGGTCCACCACAGCCGAAGCGATGGCGTCGGACATCGCCGCGGCGATCACGTCGTATTCGTCCACGCCGGAATACACCGCTGCCGCTGCGGGCGCGACGATAAACATTGCAGCGTCCGACGCCGGACCGGGCTCTAATGGCTTCGCCGTCCAGTTCTATAACTCTAACGGGCTTTCCATAGACCCGGAAGCGACCGTTCTGGCCGGGGGCGGAACCTTTGGCGGCGACTACGCCACGGGCGAGTTTACCGTGACGCAAGGCGTCGGCGGGGACACCTACGCGCCAAGCATCAACGGCGTGGCCCTGACGGCGGCCCCGGTCGCGTGGACGACGAGCCTGACCGCCACCGCAGCCGCAATCGCCGCCGCGATCAACAGCCACACTTCGACGCCGGATTACACCGCCACCGCCGACGGGGCCAAAGTCACGGTAAAAACCGCAACGCACACGGCGGCGGTCAACGGCGTTGCTATTGTCGTCGCACTGACCGGAACGGCGTCGATCACATCGGCGGGCACGAAGGCCAGCTTCTCTTTCCGCGTCGTGCAGGGCCCGGCCGGGACGACGCTGACGGCGAGCGTGGCGTCCACGCCGCTTGTCGCCAGTCCGGTCGCCGGTCCTGGCACTGGCGCTGTTGCTGCTGCGACAGCCTTCGCCGCAGCAATCAACAGCCACACTTCGTCGCCAGACTACACCGCAGTTGCCGTGACCACGACCGTTACGGTGACGGCGGTTGTTCCGACATCGGCGCTGAACGGTGTTATGCCGGTATTCACGCAGACAGGCGGGTTTCTCACTGCTGACGCGACTGCTGTGGCGGGCGGCGTCAACCCCGCGTCCACTATGGTTGCAATGGCCGGGGGCGCGGACGACGACGCGTTCACGCCCGGAAATTTCGTGAAGACCATCGGCAGCAAGGTCTATTCTGTATCAGGCCCGATCCTGCACTTCTCGGGCGTCGCAGCCCCGACCAAGTGGACGACGGATAACGTCGGTGCGGGCTTCATCGACATGTCGTCGGAGAGTTCCGGCTCGGAAGATTTGGTGGCCGTTGCCCGGTATCAGAACCTCGCCGCGATCTTCGCCGAACGTATCGTGCAGATTTGGTATGTGGACCCCGACCCGATCCAGAACAAGCAAGCGCAGGTGTTGAACAACACAGGCACCGCGTCGCCGCGCTCGATCACGCCATTCGGCGACACCGACCTGTTCTATCTGGACGAAAGCGGGCTGCGCTCGCTGCGCGCCCGCGACAGTTCCAACGCGGCGTCCACCACCGACATCGGCGTGCCGGTTGACGACACGATCACCGCCAAGCTGCAAACGCTCACGGAAGACGAGCGGCGGCAGATCATCGGCCTGATCGAGCCATCGGCGGGGCGGTTCTGGCTGATCCTGAAAGACCAGATTTTCGTGTTCTCGTTCTTCACAGGGGCCAAAGTTTCGGCGTGGTCAACCTACGACACGACTTACCTTGACGACGAGGCCGCGACGATCAGTTTCGCCGTCACCGAGGCTGTGGCCTATAACCGCAAGGTCTATCTGCGGTCTGGCGACACCATCTTCTGCTACGGCGGCACAGGCGATACGCAGACCCACGACGACACCGTAGCCGAGGCTTGGCTGCCGTATCTCGACGCGGGCGAACCGACCCGTAAGAAGGAATTTCAGTCGCTCGACGCGGCTGTGCGCGGCGAGTGGACGCTTTCCGCCGCCATGGACCCGACGGACGAAACCGCCGAGGACACCATCGCCATCGTTGACGAGACGACTTACGGCGCCGGGGGCCGCGTCCCGTTTGCGCACCAAGCGACGCATGTGTCCCTGCGGTTTCGCTCGAACGGCACCGGGCCGCACAAGCTGGGCGCCTGTGTAATCCACTACGAGGGCAACGATGATAAGGATTGAGCGCGCCACGGTAGAGGACGTGCGTTTCGTCGCGCGGAACATGCGGGCGCGGGACTTCGAGGAGTTCACCGCCGTCTCGGCCACTGACGACCGCGACGAAATGGCCGACGGTCTGGCGCAACGCTACGGCGGGCGCGACGACGTGTTGTGTGGTTCCTTCGGCGGCGAACCTATCTGCATCGGCGGCACGCTGGAGGTGTGGCCGGGGGTGATGACGCTTTTGTTCTTCGCAACCCCGGAGTTCCCCCGCATCGGCCTCCCGGTTGCGCGTTTCATCCGCAATAAGTTGTTTCCGCGCTACGAGGCAGCGGGCGTCCACCGCATCCAGGCGATCTCACTCGACGGCTACGAGGAGGTTCACAGTTGGATGCGGACCATCGGCCTCGTGCCGGAAAACGCGCCGATGCCAGCCTACGGCAAGCGCGGAGAAGCGTTCCAACAGTTCGTGAGGCTGCGCGATGTATGTCCGGCTGGGGCTTAAAAGCGACGAAGACGCCGTGGTCGAACTCGGGCGGCAGAATTGTGCGCTGTCTACGCCGCATCTGGAGTTTTCGGAAGAAGTGACGCGGGCGACATACCGCGACTATCTGGCCACCGCCGCGTCCACGATCTTCGTCGCCGAGCACGACGGCGAGGTTGTGGCGTTTCTGTTGGCCACAATTTCAACCTACAGACAAAGCGCTGGCATTTTCACGACGCAAGAAGTATTGTTTGTCAAACCCGAATACCGCGGCTCTCGGGCAGCCGTGCTGCTTATGAAAGAATTGGTGCGCTGGAGCAAAATGCTCGGGGCCAAAGAGATCACAGGCGGAAACGACAACGGCTTCCAATCTGACAGAACCGCAAGGTTCCTCGAACACTTTGGGTTCAAACAGGTCGGAAACTTCATGCGACGGGATTTGCTCGATGGGTAAGAAAAGCGGCGGCAACGAGGCCAAGTTGGCGCGGCAGGACGAGCAGGCCCGTCAAGAGCGCATTCGCACCGGCACAGAGCGGGTCAACGGTATCTTCGACAACCAGTTCACGCCGGAGTTCTTCGACAAACGCCGCGACGCCTACACGTCCTACGCCATGCCGCAGTTGCAAGATCAGTATGGGCAGGCGCAGAAGGAACTCACCTTCGCGCTGGCGCGCAACGGCACGCTGAACAGTTCTGTGCGCGGCCAGCAAGCGGGCGAGTTGCAGAAGCGCTTCGATCTGAATGGCCAGCAGATCGCAGATCAGGCTATCGCCAGCGCGGGCGACGCACGCACCGCTGCGGAAGACGCGCGCGGCGGCCTTATCGCATCTTTGAACGCCACGGGCGACGCGCAGCAGGCCGCCAACGGTGCGCTGGCGCGGTCGTCGGCCTTGTCGCAGCCCGCAGCGTTCAATCCGATCTCGAACCTGTTCGCCGACCTGACCTCGGCCTACGGGCAGAAGGTTCAGGTGGACAACTTCAAGAAATACGCGGGCGGCGCGGGGCTTTTCAGCCCGAGCAGCAGCGCCGTTTCAGTGACGAAATGAGGTAGGCGATGTGCGACCCCTTAACCATCGCAGGCATCGCAATGAGCGTCGGTTCTTCCGTCGTCAATGCGGTTGCGTCCAACAAGGTCCAAGCCGCGCGCAACGACGCGATGGCCGCTGAACGCATTCGGCAGAACACCTTCGACAAAGAGGCCGCCGCCGTCAATACGACTTCGCAAGACCGCTACCAGAACTTCGACGCCAAAGTCGCCGAGGGTTCACAACAGCTTGGCGACTACATCTCGAACCAGACCGCCCCGGAGGCGCAGGCGTCCGAGGCGCTGCCCTCGGCAGGCGCGTCGAACATCACCGTGCAGGAAGAAGCCAAACAGAAGGCCAAGGCCAAGGCGTCCACGAACGCCAGCGGCAAGGCGCTTGGCGAGTTGCGGGCGTTCGGTGACGTGTTGGGCGACACCAGCCGCTTGCAGGCGCGGGATGCTGGGCAAGTGGCGCAGATCGGCGGTTTCAAGACCGGATCGTCGAACGTGCTGCCCTATGAGTTGGAAGCGGCGAACAACAAGGGCGCGGGGCTGAAACTGTTCGGCGATCTGTTGGGCGGCGTCGGGTCGGTTGCGACAAGCGCAGGCATGATGGGCGGTAAACTGCCGTTCGGCCTTGGCGCGTCCGCAGGCGTTCCGGTCACGAAAGCAGTCAAAGCGTCGGTCGCAAGTCCAGTGCGGCTTGGCCATCTATACGGGGGCGGGAAATAATGGCCATTCGGCAGTGGAACGACCCGGCACTCGGCGCGGGCTTTGAAAATCTCGCAGCGGCCTTCGCGCCGCCTTCGGGCAGCGATATGTCGGGTTACGCGACGGCGGGGGCGACGAAGGCGCAAGCCGACCGCCTTGCATGGCTGTTCCAGAACTCCAGCGACCCGACGGCATCGGCCCGGTCGGCGCTGACCGGCGTGCAGGGCTACGGCCAGACCCCGGCAGGATTTGCCGCGACCGACGCGACCGACCGCTACGGCATCGACAGCGCCGCCGCCACGTCCATCGCCAATAACGGCGCGGATAACGCGCGGGCGCTAACCGAACGTCAGATGCAAGAAGAAGCCGCTCTGGCGCGGCTTTACGTCACCGACAAGACTGACCGCTACGGCATCGACAGTGCCGCCGCCAGCGCGGCAAACGTCGCGGGCATCAACAACGAAGGCGCGCTGGCGCGGCAATACGCGGAACCCGTCCTCGTCAACAAGGATCAGACCGCGTATCTGCCAGGTCAAACGCAGGCGGCTACTGGCCTCCCTGCGATGTTTGGCGGCGTCGTGGGCGCGGCTCCCGGCGAAACTGTAGCAGTTCCGGGGCAGGCCGAACCGATGCGCGGCGCGCCGACGATGGACACGTTCAAAGCCGCGATCATGGGCCGCCTGCCGGAGCCGATCCAACAGGCCGTCGCCTCTGGCATGACGAGCATCGAGCAAGTGATCATGGGCGACGGGTCGGTGCAGAACCAGACCGCGCTTGGCGCTGTCGGGCAGACGCCCTACGTCAAGCCGGAAGGCGTCGATGTGAAGAATTACATCACGCCGGACGGGCGCACGGGTTCCGCGATCATTGAGCCGACAGGAGCCATCCGCGACGCCGCCACCGGCGAAGTTCTTCCGCAAGGCACGCGCACGGCCACGACCGTCGTTCAGGGCGACGCTGCCGGGACGAATATGGTAGGTGGCAAACCAACCGAGACGAGCGACAAGGCGGGCGTGTTCTACAATCGCGCGGCCCCCGCTAGCGCGAACATCGACGCGGCAATCGGGAGTGGTTACGCTCCGACCGATCTGGACTACGAGGCCACGCTCGGCTCGATCAGCGGCCTGCCGAACGCCGCCACGCGCCACGTCATTTCGCCTGAAGGTCGCGCATTCTACAACAACGCGCAGAACTTCATGATGGCCATTTTGCGGCCTGATACCGGCGCTGCGTTTGGCAAGGACGAGTTCCAATCCTACGCGCGCATCTTTATCCCGATGCCCGGAGACGACGCGAACGTCGTAAAAGAGAAGGCCGCCGCGCGTGCGGTAGCACTTACCGCTCTGCAAGGAACATCGCGCGGAGCCGCCGAACATATCGCCGCACTCATGCAACAGAACGGCCTTCCGATCCCGCCGGAGATGGCCGCTGTCATTGCGCGCGGCGGCGTAGGCAGCGCGGCGGCGCCAGCCGCGCCCGTGGCCGGAGCCCCCGCTGTAGGGGCGGTAGAAGACGGCTTCCGCTACATCGGCGGGCCGCCCGGTGAACGGTCCTCGTGGCAGGCGGTGCAGTAATGGGCAGCCCTTGGGAAAAATACGCAAACCCCGCCGCAGCCGCAACCGCAGCGCCGTGGACGAAATACGCAGCCCCGACCGCTCCTGCGGGTCCGGGGCAGGGCGACATGCGCGCAGCGCCCGCCGCGCCTGAACAGCCGGGTTACGCCAAGGACATGCTCTACAGCGGGGGCAGCGGGCTTGTGCGCGGTGCGGTCGAAACCGCCATGCTGCCGACGACCGTTAACCGGCTTGGTCAGCAAGGCGCGGGCTGGGCGATGGGCGCGGGCAGTGATCTGGTGCGCTCGATCTTCGGCATGGACCCGGCGACGCCGGAAGACGTGAACGCGCGCCAAACAGCGTTCGACCAGTCGCAAGAGGCCATCGCCCAGATCATGCCGTTCGGTTCGCTGTTCATGGGCGCGCAAGCCAATGACGCGCAAGACGCCATTCGCGGCGCGATGGACGCGAACCTCTACGAGCCGCAAACGACGCCGGGGCGCTACGCCGAGACGATTGGCGAGTTCGCGGCACCGGGCGGCTTGCCGAGCAAGGCCGTGCGCGCAGCGCCGACCGTCGCACGCAAGGTCGCAGAGTATATCCCGGACCTGTTCCGCAACGTAGCACTTCCCGGCGCTCTGTCAGAGGGCGCGGGCCAAGCCGCCGAGGGTATGGGCGCGGACGGCACTTGGCAAGAGACGCTGGCCCGTGTTGCGGGCGCTGCTGCGGGCGGCGTGGGCTCGGCTGCGGTCAAGGCGGCAAACGCCCCGGATCGCGTCATCCGCCGCGCGACCGGCGAATTGAGCGACGAGGATTGGGCGCGCGCGCTCGAACTTCAGAACAACCAGTTTGGTGTAAAGTTGACCGGGCCGGAAGCGATCTCGCAGGCCCGCAACGGCGGCACGGGCTTGACGGACGTGCAGCGTGTCGTCGAGGGCTCCATCGAGGGCGCGGCGGGCATGAACCCGTTCTTCGCGCAACGCCCGGACCAGTTGAAAGCCGCGACGAACGCTTGGCTGGACAGTATTGCGCCGCAGAGCGCGGCACCGTCCACGCTGGGGCCGCGCGCATCGGAAGCCGCGACGAAGGGCGTGCTGGACGTAGAGAAGGCTCGCACCGCAGCGGTGGAGCCGCTCTATCGTGCTGCCGACCCGAACCAAGTGCCCGCGCCGGAGTTGCAAGCGCTTGCCGACGACATGGCCGCTGCTGCCGCCAGCGACAAGACGGGCATTGTCGGCGGGCAAGTGGACGGGCTGCGGGCGAAGCTGTTCGACAAGGACGGCAATCTGATCACCGACATTGCGAACCTCGACCGGCTGCGCAAGGACGCGCGGGACCGTCTCGGGATGCAGCAGGTCGGCGCAGACGCGATCTCGAAAGAACAGGCCAGCGCACTGTCCAGCTATCTGGAGCGGCTTGACGCCCTGATGGAGAAGGCCAGCCCGGACTTCAAAGCCGCCAAGGGCAAATACGCAGAGCAAACCCGCGATGTGGTGCAGCCGGTCGCAGAAGGCCCGCTGGGCGGCATCGCAGCCGCCAAGGACACGACCGCAGCGGGCAACGCCATGCTGCCGCCGGACCCGCTTGTCGGGTCCGAGGCCGAGACTGCTGACGCGATCCGGCGCTTGATCATGCAAGACGCCGACACCACGCGCGGGCTGGCCCGCCAGACTATCGGCGACCGCTTTGGCAAAGCCATGACGGAGACGCAGGCAGGCGACGCCACCTTCGGCGGGGCCAAGTTCCGCAAGGCCATGCTGGGCAACGACCAGCGCAAGGCGACGCTGGACGAGGCGCTGACCGCGTTGAACGTGCCGGAAGCCGCTGCGGCCGCCCCGGCGCTGTTCGACGTGATGCAGGCCACCGGACGGCGCAAACCTATCGGCAGCCAGACCGAGTTCAACCGCTCGATCAACGCAGACCTTGGCGAAGCGTCTCCCGCTGCGTCGGCCTTCAACATCGCCAAGACGGCCGGGGTAAGCTGGCTGACGCGCGCGGGCGATGCGCTGCAACGCACGGTCCAGCGAAAGAGCCTCGGCGATCTCGCTGACATGTTCACCGACCCGCAGTCGGTCGAGTTGATCCGGGCGGCGATTGCGCGCGGGGCCAACACCGGCATCCCCGAAGCGGTGGCGCGTGTCGCCGCACAAATCGCAGCAACGAGGGGGCAGTGATGGCTTGGGATTGGACACCTTATCTCGCTGGCGGAGCCGCAGCGCGGCCAGACAGCATGTCGGGGATGAACCCGGAGTTTCAAAGCGCGCTGGCCAACATGTTTGCGTCAGCCCCGCCTGATATTCGTGGGCAGCTTCAGATCAAGTCCGGCTACCGCTCGCCGGAGGTTCAAGCGAAGCTATATGCTGACGCACTGGCCAAGTATGGGTCGCCGGAAGCCGCGCGCAAATGGGTAGCGCCGCCCGGAAAGTCGCAGCACGGCCACGGCAACGCGGGCGATCTGGGGTATCTGTCGCCAGCCGCCCGCGAGTGGGCGCACCAGAATGCGGCGCAATACGGGCTGGCCTTCCCGCTGTCGAACGAGGACTGGCACATCGAACTGGCCAGCGCACGGGGCGGAGCGCCGCGCGTCGGCGGGTCGGGCGGTGGCGGCGCAGACAGCGGCCAGTTCGGGCAGATGTTCACAGGCGGGGCGATGGCCCCTATGGCCGCGCCTGAAGGCAACGTCATGGGTCAGATCGCGGCGCAGTTCCTCCAGAACCGCCAAGAGCAGCAGAAAGCCCAAGCAGAGCAACAGGCCGCCGAGCAGGAGCGCAAGAACGCGCTGTTCGCGGCTCCGGTCGCCGGGGGCGGCGGGCTGGGGTCACTCTACGGCTGACGCTTCTTTGCAAGGTAGGCCGCCGATAGGCGTTCTACCTTGCGGCAGTCGCTCACTGACATCATGCCCATGTGACAGTCGTCGTAAGGCACGCCCATCTCGCGCGCCAACCAACGGTAGGCTTCTGTCCGCGTCATGTGTCTCTTTTTCCAAATCTTATCAAACTCTTTGTGCGCACTGTCGCGAGCCCGAACCAGAGTTGCGTCGTTGCGTGCGCTGAAACGGTGGCGTTCCGGCTGCGTCCAGCCTGCGGCGAACTGCTTGTTCGCTAATCCGGTCCAGTCTATATCGTCGGCTGGCATAATCGCTAGAGTGCCCCAAATAGTGCCCGAAGGCGTGTCTGTCGCTCAGTAGGCCGTGCGTAGGTTTCCCCCGCACGGCCTTGTTTTATCTTGCATAAATACGGACCTAACGGTAGCTATGCGCCAATTCCTGCGAGTTTCAATGAGACTGATGCGTCGTTTTTGTAGGCCACTGTATTTGCTGCGTTTTCGTTATTTTCATCTGCGTCTACCGGCTCCGTGTAGGTCGTTGTCGGTTGCTGTAGGTCATATTTGACGCCCATTTGGGGCGCAGAGTGCCCGCCGATGCGCGCTACGCCGCTGCCGCCGTTCCTGATGAAATCAAATTGACAGCCGCCCGAAGATCGTCCGGGCAATGCTTCGCGTAAACCTGCTCTACCATCGCAATGGTGTTGCCGAGAACTTTGGCGATGATCCAGATCGGCACGCCTTGGCGCGCCATATGCGTCGCCGCCGTGTGCCGCAAAGTGTGCGGCGAGATGCCTGTGGCGCGCGGGACGATGCGGTCCTCTTTCACGCCCAGACCGGCCTCCACGACGATCTTCTGGATCGGTATCCACACGTCGGCCTTTGACCCCATGACCAGATCGTTCTCGCGCTCCTCGTAGGCGCGCAGCAAGAAAGGCCGGAGTTCCGACGAGATTGGCACCGACGCGCGGCGCTTCTTCGTCTTGGCCCGCCCCGGCACGTCCAAGTGGATTACGTCCGTCTCAAAATCAACGCGGTCCCATGTCAGATCAAGAATGGCCTCCTTGCGCCCCGCGGTGGCCAACGCCACCCACAAGAACCGCTCGCCGCGCGACAGCTTCGGCCCGCGCCGCAGCCGTGCCGCAGCGGCGCGCATCGCCGCGATCTCGGCGGTGGTCAGCCAGCGGTCGCGCGGTTCGTTACCGGCGGGTAGATCAATAGTCTCGATCAGCGCGGCTTTGAACATCTTCTGCTTGGCGCAGAACCGCAGACACGCGAACAGCGCCAGCAACTCCCGGCGCACCGTGGCGCTCTGCACAGCGCGACCGAACCGGCCGGTCGTGCGGCGCAGGACGTAACTATCGACGGCCTCCTGATCGACCTGAGCGACTTGCATCGTCCCGAAATGCGGCGCCAGCGCCTTCCAAGAGTGCTCCAGTGTTTCCGGCGACGCCAAGTCTTTCTGGACGTGTTTCGAGTGGTATACGGTCCAACAGTCGCTCACGGTGTAGACCGCTTCGTCGAGGGTTTTGTCGTGCCGGAGCAAGAGCCAGTGCGCGAAGCGCGTTTCGGCTTCAGCGCGGCTTGAAGTGCCCATGCTCTTGCGTTTGGATCGCCTCTGCTCACTCCAGAAGGCGTAGAATGTTCCGTCGGCAATTTGGCGGAGTTCTGGGGTCGGCATTTCACACTCTCCACATACTTTTCAATGTCAGCCTCGTCGATCAGCGTCGGGCGGCCTTTCAGGTAGCCCAACATGCCGGACAGGCGCAGGCGTTTGATCTTGGATTGGCTGCACCGCAGTCGCGCGGCGGCTTCACTCTCCGTCAGCAGCATCGGCGCCTGCGGCGTCAACTCGCCGAACCTTCAAGATTGCCTCCGCGCACAGCGGGTGGTGGCGAACAGCGACCATGCGTTCGGTTACGAAGCGGCGCGCGGCCAACTCTGGGTCGCGGCGGATCATCGTCTGCACAGCGCGCTCCATAATCGTCGCTTTTCCAGCAGAAACACTGTCCGGCAGATATAGCGTGTCGCACGCGCCGAGCGTGGCGAGTTTGGCGCGTAGGGAAGTAGGCGAAAGGGCGCGCATCAGTTAGCGTCTCCGTCAGCAACGACACCGTCGCGCTCCAGCAACTCGGCCACTTTAACGGCCGTCGATACGGAAACCAGCCGGTTCACGCGCAACCAGGCCTTGTGCGGGGCGTTGGGCGACACGCGCATCTCGAACGACGGGTTGTCTTCATCAATGGCGCTTTCCGTATGGTTCGGCAACAGCGTTTCTTCCGACACGTCCAACGCCCGCGCCAAAGCCTGCAACGACAGCGGGGTCGGCAGCGATTTGCCACGCACATAGACGCTGATCGCATCGCGCGGAAGGTCGGCACGCCGCGCCAACTCACTCTGCGTCCAGCCTTTTTCCATCATCAGCTTGTAAACGCGCTGGCCGAACTGCTGCTTGGTCAGGTGTTTCGGTGCCAAGCGCATGTCTTGCTGCTGCTCGTCGCCGACGTGGGTTCGCATCTTACCGGGCACCATGTTCTCCATTGTTAAGTTTCCGTAGGTTC